CTGCAATTGGGATTCCATTCCCATTGGGTGGTGCTCCAATATTTCGTAGTACGATGACAACAGAAGAACAGGCATTATCGAATCTTAAAAACTTATTACTTACAAGAAAGGGTGAGAGACCCTTTCAGCCTTTGTTTGGAACAGACTTACCTTCATTTCTTTTTGAAAATATAACAGACGAATTAATCGAAAGATTAAAAGGTGGACTTGAAAAAGATATTAAGTTTTGGTTACCTTACATTAAAATGAGAGAAATTAGAGTTGATACTGAAGCAGATAATAACAGAGTAAACTTTTCATTTTCATTTTCAGTAGGAGAAACTGGAGCAAACAAGATAATTATAGTAGGGATAGATGAACAAGGTGGTCTATCAATAGCATAGGGTAATACAACATGGCAGATAAAATTAAAAAAGATGTTAAGTTAATAGGAAGAGAGTTTGGTTCTATAAGACAGAATCTTGTAGACTTTACAAAAACTTATTTCCCTCAAACTTTTAACGACTTTAACGAGTCCTCTCCAGGTATGATGATGTTGGAACTATCTTCATATGTTGGGGATGTACTTTCATATTATACTGATGTTCAACTTAGAGAATCTATATTAGAACAAGCACAAGAAAAGAAAAACATATTTGCAATATCACAGGCGTATGGATACAAACCAAAATTAAATGTACCCGCAACAACAAATATGGCAGTATTCCAATTAGTACCAGCAATTGGTAGTGGTGCAAATGTAAGACCAGATTTTAGATACGCATTAAATATAAAAGAAGGTGCAAAAATAATCGCAGAATCAAATGGTGATATCGAGTTTAGTACAAATCAAAAAATTAGATTTAATTACTCATCATCGTTTGACCCAACTGAAATATCAGTATACCAAGTAGATGATAGTACAAACTTACCTGTAAAATATCTTTTAAAGAAATATGTACAGGCAACAAGTGGTAAAGAAAAGACTCAGACTTTTACATTTGATTCACCAAAGATTTATGACAAGATAAAACTTCAAGATGAGGATGGGTTAATTGATGTAATCAAAATAACAGACGATGATGGTGAAACTTGGACTAAGGTAGATTACCTTGGCCAAGATACTGTATTTACAGAAAGTCCAAATACGGCAGACTACTCATTAACATATTCTGCATTTAGTAATGATACACCCGCTTTACTAAAACTAAAAAGAGTTCCTAAAAGATATATAACTCGTATAAGTGATGAGGGTGAAATCATAGTTCAGTTTGGTGCAGGCGTATCTGCAAACGCAGATGAAGAGTTACTTCCTAATCCAGACAATGTGGGTTCTGCATTATATAACGCAAATGGAAATCTAAATCAAGGATTAGACCCATCAAACTTTTTATATAGTAAAACATATGGAATCGCTCCTGCAAATCAAGAACTAACAGTAACTTACAGAGTTGGTCTTGGTGTAATTGATAATGTAATCGCAGGTGACCTAAACCAAGTAGCCGAGGTTGAAATAGAAACAACAGGCATAGGATTAGATTCGGCGTTGTTTAACGAAATCAAACAATCCATCGCAGTAATAAATGAGAGACCTGCGGTTGGTGGTAAGTTTGAAGAAGAGATTGAAGAGGTAAGAGAAAACGCAAAAGCTTATTTTAGTGCACAGAATAGAAATGTGACACGAGAAGATTACTTAGTAAGAGCATACGCATTACCACCACAATTCGGTTCAATAGCAAAAGCATTTGTTGCTCCTGATTTTCAAATCAAGACACCACTTGATGATGGTCCGTTAACAAACGAAAGTGTTTTAAATCCATTAGCTATAAACTTTTATTGTTTAGGATATGACGCAAACAAAAAGTTAACAGTTTTAAATCCGGCAACTAAACAAAATTTAAGAAATTATTTATCGTATTATAGAATATTAACTGACGCAATCAATATTAAAGATGGTTACATTGTAAATGTAGGTATTGATTTTGAAATCGTAGTTAAACCTAACTTTAATTCTAATGATGTACTTTTAAAATGTATTCAAAAGATAAAGGACTATTTTACAATTAATAAAAGAAGTATTAATCAACCGATATTATTATCTGATATATATGTAATGTTAGATGAAGTGGATGGGGTACAAAGTGTGGTACGACCTGATAAAGATGGTCTTGGTGGTTTACAAGTCATTAACAAGTATGGTGGAAGTTATTCCAACAAACGATATGATATTGTAACCGCAACAAGAAAGGGAGTTGTATATCCACCTAAAGACCCATCTATATTTGAGATAAAATTCCCAGAACAAGATATTAGAGGAAAAGTAGTACCACTATTTTAAAGGGTTAAAATATGATTTATAGAATATACGCAAATAAAGATACTACAATTTACGAAGATTCAAATCGTAAGGACCAGAATACAGGTAAAGACCAAATTCTTGAGGTCAATAAATTGTATGACCCATCTAATACTAACTTGTTAGGAAATAGTAGGGCATTGGTTCAATTCGACTTAGCTGAAATCTCAAGTTCAGTTTCAGATGGAACAATAACATCACCTGAATATAGATTACGATTAGAGAATGTTGAAAGTGCAGACTTACAAGAAGATTTCGAATTGTTTGTTTATCCAATCAAACAAGCATGGGTAGAGGGATTAGGGCAAGAAGCAGATACACCACATCACGAAGAGGGATGTTCGTGGGTTGAACCTAATACAGGTCAAACTTGGGATGTAACAGGTGCATTGGTTGGTGAGATAAAGGATTCAAGTTTAATAAACTCATTAATATCCTCAATAGACTTTGTATCAGGTCTTGGTGGGTTTGAGTTAGTAGATAAAATTAATGGACAAAATGGTGATGAACCATTGTTATTTGTTTCAGGTGGTAAGATGGCAATGTCGGCATCTGAGTTTAGTGGTGGTACGGCAAACTTATCAGCGTCATTAGATGCAGGGCAAATATACAAAGTAGAATTTGATTTCAACAGAGAGTCCTTATCAGGCGTTGACTTCAATGTAGTAAACCCTTCAGGGGATTTATTAAATAACGAGATTGCAGGATTCCAAGAATCACTAATATCAACCGCAACATATAAAATGGCATTTACGGCAAGTGCTTCTGGACTTCATAAATTACAATTTTCTTTCTTTGACCAAAATGGTTCGGATGGGTCAGCAGGTTCAATTGACAATTTCTTATTCTTTAAAGATGAACCTTCATCAACATTGGTAAATGACCAGTTCTCTGTAAATGTAAGTGGATTACCATCTACATATTTTATAAATGAGGGAATAGATAACACACAAGGAATTACAGGGTCAGCCTTTATAGCTAACGATATTTTAAATATAAGTGCATCCAACAATGGTGGGGCAACTTTAAATAGAAAGTTTTCATTACAAGAAGGTAGAAACTATACTGCCAGTTTTTCAATAGACACAGGAAGTTTTCCAAGAGTAAATGCAGAAGGCCAATCATTGGGTGTTGAGTTTACAATACAAACACCAACAGGTAGATTAGTTGATGTTAACGATTTTGATAATGCAATAAGATATATTACATCAAGTTTTACACCAACAGTAAAATTCCAAGCAAGAGAATCAGGACAACATTTATTTAGATGGTCATACTTTGCAAGTGGAAGTTCAATACAATCAAGTGCATCTATTGACAACTTTAAAATATTATCAACAGACCATGACCTAACAGGGTCAGCATTCCATGATACATTATGGGAAGCATCGTTTGCTAAAACAAGTGGTGGTGGAACATGGTTCACATCATCTTATAGTGCAGGCACACATTACAAACAAGTGTTTACAAAATCAACTGACAATTTGGATGTGCCAGTTACAGAGTATGTAAACGAAATGATTAATGGTACAAGGGTTAACAACGGACTTATTATTAAAAAGTCTAACAATGATGAAGCATCAGATAAAAAATTCGGTTCAATAAAGTTCTTTTCATCTGATACTCATACAATCTATCCACCTGTATTAGAAGCAAGGTGGGATGATTCTACATTTGTAACAGGGTCTCTAAACGCACTAACAGGCGATGACCTTATATTATATGTGAAGAATCTTTCAACAGAATATAAAGAAAGTTCTAAAGCTAAGATTAGAGTATTTGGTAGAGACCGATATCCAACAAGGACATTTGAATCGTCACCTTTAAAGACGATAAAATATTTACCAACTACATCATATTACTCAGTAGTAGATTCCCAAACCGAACAAGTTATCATTCCATTCGATACAAACTACACAAAGTTAAGTTGTGACGCAAGTGGTAACTATTTCAATTTTTGGTTTAACGGATTACAACCTGAACGATTTTATAAATTCTGTTTTAGGGTTGACCAAGGAAGTGACATAAAATATTACGATGACAACTTTTACTTTAAGGTAGTACGATAATGAGTGTACAAGGAATAAGAGATATAAACAGAAATGTCAGAGGACAGATAGTATCGTACCCCATTCAACAACAGGGGGAACAATATGGTAATATCTACTTTGTTGATAAAGATGATGGTTCAAAAACAAAAGTAGCCAGATATCAACAATCAGATGTTACTAATAATCTTGACATTGAAATAAAAGAATTAAGTTTTCCAGAAAGAGGAATTGTTCCAAATCAATCAGTTCAACAAAGAGCTAGGATGGGAGCACGATTGGGTTCTATGTATTTATCAGGACCTTTTACTGAAATCCAAGGTCAGCAGGGAATTCCTTGGCCACCGATTGCTCAATTAGATGATGGTACACGAGTTCCAAATGGATATGGTTTCCCACCCGATGCATTCCCTACACAAGTCAATGATTTTATAGGAACATCGACAGGTCAAACAACTGGTGGTAACTCTTCAGGAGGTGGTGGTACAAGTGGTGGTGGAGTCGTAACCGATGACCCATTCTCCGCAGGTTCGCCAGCTGGAGCAGGAAGTGGAAATCAAACAACATACAACCCTAACAACCCATATTATAATGGTATGTTTGGTGGTGGTGGATACTTAGATTCATAGGAAAAAATATGTTTTATTTTAAAATAGGAAATATCGAAACTACAACACCATGGGAAAGACCAAGGTACGATAAGTTTAAAGGGTGGTGGAACAACTTTAACAAAGAAGTTGATTTATCAGACTATAAAGTTTATTTGGTTGGTGCATTTGCAGAAAATGTTTATGGTGCAAATATTCCAACTATGGATGTAGATATTGTTTTACGAAATGAAATAAAAAATCATCAATACTTAAAACATATTTTAGATACGGCTATGATTTTAGGATTCCAAAGAAATATGTTTATTGATATTAAATGGTCAAATGAGGCATTATGGCAAGACCACTTAGGTCTTAGAAACAAATGTGAACGACCATCTAAAGCAAGAAACAAGTTTAAAAGAGTTAAAAATCATAAACGAAGTTTAAAAACATTTAACGGGGTTACTCTACAAGAAAGAATGTTGCCTGATAGTTTAAATGTAACTGAATTGACAACGGGTCTATACGAAATAGAAGGGTACGATTACTATACAACTTCTAAAGTAAAGAAACGAATGAGAGAAAATATTTATAATGGTAAGTTTTTGGATTTAAAGAATGGCATTAGATAGATTTTATAATCAAGAAGAGGTTTTATCAAGACAACCAGTTTATGGTCAAGTTTTTGATAATGGTGACCAAGCAATACTTGATGGTGGTCAAATCAGAGTGCCTCTTAGAGATGCTGACATTGTTGGTGTTCCAGGAGTATCAACTCCCATAGTTGAAAAACACTTCTACGCAGGTGCAACTCTTGTCGCAAGTACAAATGGAAATATCCAAAAAATTGGTGATGAACAAAATGGTTATACTGTATATGTAAAACCAGAGTCAGATATTAGAGCCGCAGGGTTCAATCAAGGAACATACAACATAGTTTATAATTTCCTTCACAACCTATCAAACCTAAAGATTGTAGAAATATCAGGAGACAGAAAAGAAATTAAAGTAATTGGTTCTCAAGGATTTATTCAAGATGGTCTTTCTGCATTTGCATCATTGTATAGAAAAAATCAACAAATACAAGCAAACTCATTTACAGACCCAAGTACAACTTACACACCATTGATGCTTAATCTTGGTGAGAATAATTTAATACCAATTATCAACGCCGCATTTGATGGTACAATTGTCGGTGAAGTACAAGACTACTTACCGTATCCACCAGGTGATACGCAAGATAGTATTTGGTTTCCAGTTGAATCGGGTGGTATTGAAGCTTCATTGAATTTAGATGGTGAATCGGACTACAATACATTTACTGAAGTAATCGTAAGAAAGAAAACAGAACAAACCGCTCCTGTTACAGGCAACTGGCATTTTGAGGTTACTGGTAGATTTGATGAATTTAAACTTAAACAAAACCCCGACACTACTTTAAGTTGGGTACGAAAGTTTTCTTTAGGAAGTGTATCAACATCAGGGTCGTTACCATTAGATGTTACTGAAAATGGTATTAGAGAGTCAGTAGAGTTGGCAGGTGTTTGGAACAACGGAAGTCCAGGTGGTGGAGTTGGTGTACCATTAAGTGCTCCAAGTTTTTGGAGTATGCAGTACAAAAGACTCGACATGACGGTAACTTCAGTTGACACCGCTATATTAAAACTTTATAGTCCACTGCCAGATGAAATAAATGTAAATGATACAATTGGAACATCTGCACAACTACAAAAATCTTACATAGAACGAGTTATAGTATTTAACGAATTAGGTGAAGACAATACTGAGTTTTTCTCAGACCCAAACTTTAATATAGATTTAGGTGATGGTAGTGGTGCAAGTAGTGACTACGAAACATGGAGTAGTTTATTAGACTCTGGCGCACCTACACAACAAAAAATAATAGATAGATATTTTAGTGGTTCTCTTGGAAATGTAAAATTAAATATAGATTATTCTGATTTTAAAAACTTTGTAAACTTCTCATCAGCAGAAGAACGAGTTAGAAACTTTTATTATAAGTTACAACAAGTTGAGGCATTTGATAGAAGAATTGGTGTATTAAATAATGTAAGTGGTTCTGAGGCATTAACAAACATATCTTCATCTAACAGAAGAAAATTAGAACTTATAGGTACATTTGATGACTTTGAGTATTGGTTGTATTACAATCATGAAGCACAGATTTATACTCACCACTCATCTTCAGCATTTACTATTAATCCATATCCAAAAGAAACAAGAAATCCAGATGTATTGTATCATAGTACATCGAGTCAAGGTACTTCGTGGTTAACTGAGACAATATCAAGTGCCTCTTTATATGACCACCAAAACCCAACAAAATTAAGAAGTGTTATTCCTGTAAATATAAATGATGATAAACTTAATGAAGAGTATCAAACATTTGTAGATATGTTGGGACAACATTTTGACATTTCTTGGAACTACATAAAATCATTGACAACAATCAATGAAAGAGAAGAACACCCAGCAGATGGTTTAGCAAATGACCTAATATCCATAATAGCAGAATCATTTGGTTGGAAACTATATAATGGATATGCAGATACAGGTTTATGGCAATATGAATTTGGTGTTGACCAAAATGGTACTCCACAACAATCAGGGTCGTTGTATTCTAAACCAACTAAAGAAATTGTACAAGAGACTTGGAGACGATTGTTAAATAACCTGCCAGGTATTTACAAGACAAAAGGTACGGCTCGTTCATTTAAAACATTAATATCATCATACGGAATACCAAGTTCATTCTTAAAGATTAGAGAATATGGTGGTCCAAGAATAGAATCTCAAAAGAACATTTATGAACACGACAGATATGTTTACAAATTACAATTAGATGGTAAAAATAGAAGTGAACATATTTGGGATACTATAAACAATATTAGACCAAAGACTATTGAGTATGTTGGTAAACTTCCAACAGATAATCATACGGTATTTAGATTAAATCAAAAAGATGGTGGTCAGATTGACTTACATTGGGATTACCAACGAGCAACAAAGAAAGCCAGAGTAAGACTAAGAGGTGGTTCACCAGTAATATCAGTAAGTTCAGATTACTTCCCGTATGTACAAGAGAGAGATGTTGTTATAGGATTTTCATCTGCATCGGGTGGATATCATTTAGGGGCTACATATGTAGATGACTTTGGTGATGTATTAGTTCACGCAACCGCATCAACAACTAATAATAATTGGAACTTTATTTGGAACTCAAGTGGTTCATCAGACAACAACAAACTGATGTCGCCTTACCTTGGAACAACCTCAACTGCAAGTATTCAAGAGATTAGATATTACAAAACAAAATTAGCATCTGAGGTTCTCGAAGGACATGCGGCAAATAGAGAAGCATATTATTCTGACGCCAACACAACTGATTTAGATTTAGATACATCGTATGAGAATGTTCTTTATAGAATATTCCCTGATAGTGTATTTAATAATGTTAGTGGGTCAATTCAATCAAGACACCCTAATCAACATTTCACATCTTCAGATAGAGGATTTATATTATCAGCGTCATATGAACATGGTCAGCCAGATAATCTTTCTGGTGAAGTTGATACATACTTTGTATCAATCCCATCAGCAGGCGCCTTAAACCTTAGTAATAATAAAGTAAGGGTAGAGTCATCATCATTACAAGGACCACTACAAAGAGATACATCAAATGAAGTAAGTCAATACGATAGAGCTCCAAATGATTCAAACTTATTAGGAACTTACTTTTCAACAACTGATACTGTAAACTTTGATATTTACGCATCAGAAGGATATTTTGAGATTGATGATTTAATTGGTGATACTGATGTTAGAAATATTGACGGGTATGATTTATTAGATTTTAGAGCAAGAAACTATTTCCAAAAATATAATAGAGGAACGGCTCTTAATATTATAATAGGAATGTTGTCAAGATATGATATGTCTGTCTTTGATAGTATGAGGCAACTTGTACCTGCGAGAGCAGATTGGCATAAAGGTATAATGATTGAACCTCATGTCTTTGAAAGAAACAATTACAAAAGACCTGATAATATTGATTACACACAACATCAATATGAGGCACCTGGAATTAGTGTACTGAATGTTGTATCAGGTTCTTATTTAACTTATACTTCAAGTATTGAACGAGACCCATTTAAACCATCAATATATAAGTTCACCGACATCGCATTATTTAATACGGCATCTGGTGCATACTTTACAGGTTCAAATGGTTATTGGGAATATTCACCAACGGGGTCAACAATCTTGAATTCAAGACCTTCGAGGTACGCATTAGAACCAAAGTATTTTTATTCTAATGATGTTAGTGCTTCATTGGGAATTAAATTCGCAAATTCGGCATCATACCATTTTTCACAAATTCAAGATGATAGATTAACAGGTAACTTAAAAAACTTATTTTTTGAAGGATGTAAAATATCAAGTGATTCATTGACAACTAAATCTCCTGATACTCCTGATAATTCACCTGTTGTTATAGTAACTCAAGTAGAATCAGATGTATTAGTATACAATACTGATGATGTAGTAAAAGGTGATGAAGTTAAAGGTGACTTGCCGGATACAATTAAAATTGCAGACCCAGAAACTTTAGTAAGTGTAAAACAACACATTCTCAGTAACAATAATAATGAGGTAAAGTCTAAAGGGAAAACAATTGTAGTAGAAAACAATATATTTAGAAGTTTGCCTGGTTTAGGTTTAGGTACAACAAACCCTGTTGTAAGAGCAAGACCAAGAGGTACGCAAACAACTACAACAACTACACCAAATGGTAGTGGAGTTCGTATTAACACAAATGCTGCTAACGATATGATAAACAGAAGTCGTGGCAGACAACAACGACCAAACCAACAAGGTGGGATTTTTAATGAAACCAATCCTAATTCAACAGGGGCTGCAAGTCCAAATACAACTTTAGGTGGGTTTATAAGAAACAATCGCCGAGGTGGTTAAAATAGATAAAATTAGAATCATATTAGAAAAATGATTTAAAAATAAAAAAAACTATATTTATATAAGTAAAAGAGGAAACAACTATGGGATTTTTAGATAATTCATCTGTAACAGTAGACGCAATACTTACCAAGAAGGGTAGAGAGCTATTAGCTGAAGGCAGAGACAAATTTGCAATAACACAATTTGCATTGGCTGACGATGAGGTTGATTACGACCTTTGGAATCCAGCACACTCATTAGGTAGTGATTTTTATGGTATCGTTATAGAGAATATGCCTGTGTTAGAGGCAATTACTGATGAATCATATCTAATGAAATATAAATTATTATCATTACCAAAGAGTACTATTAAGTTACCATTCTTAGAAACATCAATCTCATCGATTAATGTTGCTGAGGAAAGTATTCTTGTACCAATCAATGTGGTAACCAAAAATGGTGGTAATGAAAACTTAGGATATACTGCAATACTATTAAATAGTGATGTCGGTACTATCGCAGGATTAGGGGCAGTACCTGGTAGACAATCTGCAATTATTAATATTAACACTTACGCAACCGCAAAAGCAATTTCTGTAACAGGAACTGCATTTCAATTTCAACCAACTACAAACTTACCAATCAATCAAACAACTTCTACAAGAATTGTTATCATTGGTAATGAAACAGGTGGTAGAGCTGAGATTGATGTAACGGTAACGCCTAAAGTAACATCAAACGCATAGAGGAATAGATTATGGCAGTATTTAACAATTATGGTGGTAGTTACGGATTCGGAAATTCAGGAAACTTGGGTTTCGGCGGCATGGGAATTAACTTCAATGGTTATAATGGTGGATTAATTGAGGGTGGATTTGGTAACTACGGCATGGGTGGAGACCAACCTTATTATGGTAACCTCGGACTCGGCGGTCAAGTCTTCATGCAAAATGGAGGCGGCGGTGGCGGTGGTTCATCAGTATCTGTCGGTGTAACAAGTGGAAACACAGGTGGTGGTTCAGTAGTAGTTACAGACCCAGTTGTAGATATAGTAAGAGACGACAACCAAAATAACAACACACCAGTAATCGGAGCAGGTGCATACGACTTCGGTAGTGGTAAAGTATATACTGCATTTACAAATGAAGATATTGTAGAAGGCGGAACTAAAAGAGTAACACGAGGATTGTGGAGTGGTAATAGTGGTGAACTAACAGTATTCCATACATCGTCATTTCAATCAGCTACCCAAAAAGCATATTATTATGAAATCTATAATGGCGACCCGACTGTATCAACAAACGAACCTCAGTTCTCAATCTCATATGGTCACTACGCTGGTAGTGGGTCAGCAGGAACGAATGAAGATTCACCTTCATCAGCGATTTACTCACAACTACAACAAGTCTTATTACCATCTTCTCAAAAGTTCTTTAGATTTAATGACACGAACCAAAACGATGTCTACGCAATCGCAATAAACAGAGCAAGATTAAAAGATAGACTTGACCCTGGAAATTGGGAACTATGTATCTCAGGTTCTGGCGGAAACGATATGTTAAGGTTAATTGACGATAGTGGTGATAGAGACCAATCAGGTAACGCAAGACAAACTAAATACAATATTGTAAGTGGTTCATTATTAAACGGAATCCAAAACTCATCAAGAGTATTCGGTGAAGTTTATCCACAACATGGTATCATTGTATTAAGTGCAGCATTACTCGACACATCAGCATCTTTAGGAACAGTTAGAACACAAGCAGATAATCAAAACCACAATAGATTGTTTACGGCAATTAGTGGAGCTGCGGCTGCAGATGCTGCAAACGGATTCCAAGCAAGAAATGAAGAAGAGATAAAGTCTACATTTTATTTTGTTAGAGCTAAAAATGCAGAGTATAACTTTAGTAATAACCCAACATATATTTCAGGTTCAGAAGGTAAGTTAGCACAAACTACTTATATCGGTGACCCTAAAACTTATATCACAAGTGTTGGTTTATATAATAACGACAACTCGTTGTTGGCAATTGCTAAACTTTCTAAACCTCTATTGAAATCTTTCTCTAATGAAATTTTAATAAAAGTTAAATTAGATTTCTAATAAAGCGATGAAGTATGAGTCAAGTTTTCAAAAGGATATTCAACCAAGGGATAACCAAGTATCCCTATACGGCATATAAAAATTATGTGGTGACTGATACTAATCATTCATCATCTTTTGAAATATCTACATTTAGAGGAATATCACCAAATGGTATTCGAACAGAAGTTTCTGAATCTAAACATCAAGGCATACAATTTGATAGTGACTTACTTACTCAATCAAGAGCAGTAGTTCCTGTTATGAATAAGATTCCACAGAAAATTATGTGGAGTACAATTGACGCAAGTTGTTTTAAAGGTGGGCATGGTGGTCACTTGTTACATCCAACTGCATCTATTATATCAATACCTCAAAATAAATTTGGGTTGGGTATAAAGCCAGGTTCAGTAACAGTAACAGACCATTCTAAATTAGCCGCATCTTCTTCTTTATTTTTAAGTGAATCAAAACATACAAACGAGTGTGGTATCTTATACGATACGGTAATAGACAATACTAACTTTGTACCTAAAAAGAATTTAAAGTTTTACTTAGGATTTCAAGATGGTACATTTAATACATTTTACAAAAAGTCTAAAGACGATGGGCCTGATGGAAGAGATGTTTACATAAGTAAAGCAAAAGTTGTTCCTGGTATTACTACAACAGGAGAAGTTAGTTCAAGTGGGTATGGTGTACATATGACACAACAATCCCATTTATATACAACAATGGGAACTTCCCATTATACTTTCTTTACACCACAAAATGACTTTGGTATTTCTTTATGGGTAAAGTTACCGCCAAGCCAATCTTTTACAGATAATACTACTAATACTCTTATAAAGAAATCAAATCAAAAAGTAGACCCGTATTCAACTGCACCATCAATCACGAGACGATTAGATACTTCAACAGATGGACAGTTCCCATTTGATATTAGTGTACACAATCAAACGGCAGGTGCAAAAAACGGACAGATAGTTTTTCAGTATAGTGATGGTAGGGAAGACAAAAAACCTATAATGACTTTAAGTTCATCTACAAAGTATAATGATAATAACTGGCATAATATTATAGTAACGCACAATAATTCATTTAATCCATTACAAAATAGATTTAACTTTTATATAGATGGTACTTTAGTTGGAAATGTAATAACATCACAAAGACGAACATTCTCCAATGAAGCTGATATTACTATAATGTGTGACAATGGGGGATTAAGAAAATTCACAGGAACAAGTGGGTCAGTAGATGAGGTCAGAATTTATAATAGACATTTAACACCTGCGCATGTAGGTTCTTTATCAAACAATCATGTGATAAGTGGGTCGGCATATCAAACACGAGATGTTGGTTATGTATATTATCAAAAAGGATTAATAGTAGTAACAGACCCAAGACCCAAATATCAAAATTGTTTCTTAGGAAATGGTGACTTTGATTATACAGACAAGGGATATGAGTTTACATATAAGTCAACAAAGAAAATAGAAATGCAATCCATATTATGTGAGATTGGGAAAAATGAATATAATGTATCACAAAACAACACTTTAAGAAAAGGTGGTACAGAAGATAATCACGAATTAAAAGCGTTTGTAACAGGGTCAGATTTCAGACCATATATAACATCAGTAGGTTTATACAATGATACGGGTGATTTACTCGCAATAGGTAAATTAGGTTCGCCATTAAAGAAACGACAGGATGTTGATGTAACGATTGATATTCGATTAGATTTTGAATAGTTATGAATAAAAAAGGCAATTGGAGTCACATCCAAAAACAAAAAGGACATAAGTCCGGCCTTGAGACACGAATTGATGAACAACTTCAAGCTCAAGGTATCGATGGTGAATATGAAAAACACGAAGTATCATATACAATACCAGCAACATACCATACTTACAAACCAGATTTTAAATTACCAAATGGAATCTATATAGAATCCAAGGGGTGGTTTTTACCTGAAGATAGAAAAAAACATTTATTAATAAAAGAACAAAATCCAGAGATGGATTTAAGGTTTGTATTACAATCACCAAATGGTAAAATATACAAAGGTTCTAAAACTACTTACGCCGAGTGGTGTGAGAAGAATGGGTTCAAATGGGCAAAGAAGGAAATCCCACAAGAATGGATAGATGAAAAACCTTCACAAAATTTCTTTGCATTCTCGAAATAATTTCGTATATTAAGGTAACTTTATATTAAATGGAAGATAGACTACTGCAATTATTGGAGTCCGTTCTTGGTAAATCCAAGAGAACATCAGGTGATAACTATGCGTTTTACTCACCATTTGTTGACCACTACAAACCTAAGTTAGAGATTAACATTAGGATTACTTCTGATGGTAAGAATCCATGGCATTGTTGGATATCGGATGAAAAGGGTCGTACAATTAAAACCTTATTCAAGAAACTTCGTGTATCCAAATCAACATGGGATGAGTACAATAGTATATTCAGTAGGGTAAATCGATACAATTCAGATTATCAAACTGATACTATCGTAGAGCAAGTAGAATTACCAAAGGAATTTAAACCACTTTATAAGAAGTCAGATTCTTTCAAGTATAAACACGCATTAAATTATTTGTTAAAAAGGGGATTGAGACCCGAAGATATAATTAAATACAATATTGGATATTGTGAAACAGGAGAATATGAAGATAAGATTATTATACCATCGTATGATGACAGAGGCCGGCTAAACTTTTTTGTAGGTAGGTCATTCTATCAAGGCAAATTTAAACATAAGAATCCAAAGGTATCTAAAAACATTATAGGGTTTGACCTTTTAATAAATTGGGATACACCATTGGTATTATGTGAGGGGGCGTTTGACGCAATCGCAATACGAAGAAACGCAATACCATTATTCGGAAAATCAATCCAATCGGAATTAGAAAAGAAAATAGTTGCAAATAAAGTAAAAAAGTTGTATATTTGTTTAGATTCCGATGCTCTATCTAATGCCATAGGTCTTTCAAAGAAGTTTATGTCGTATGGGATAGATACGCATTTGGTTGATATGGGAGAGGAAGACGCATCCGATATGGGTTATGAAAATATAAACCAAAAAATTTATGATACACCATCATTAGACTTAAGAAAGTTAATGGAGTATCAGCTTTTTAATGTATGAGAAAAATAAAATACATCGACATCGGTGTTGAGAAAATTGATAAGATATATCATATTGCCGATGTTCATATTAGAAATCTAAAAAGACATAAAGAGTATCGTGAGGTATTCTCACAATTGTATGGACACATATTATCTACTATGGGTGAAAATGATATCATCTATATTGCAGGTGATATTGTTCACGCAAAAACAGATATGTCACCTGAGGTTGTAGATTTAACTCAAGAATTCTTTTGTAAGTTAGCAGACTTATTACCAACTATTGTAATTCCTGGTAATCACGATGCAAATCTAAACAACACATCAAGACTTGATGCACTCAGTCCAATCATGAAAGCATTAGACCACAAAAACCTTTACTACCTAAGAGATACAGGTGGTTATGGTATTGGTGGTTATACATTTATACATAAATCAATATGGGATACTTCTGAAGGATTCCCACAAGCAAAAGACTATAAAAAGAATAATGGTAGAATTGGTGTATTCCATGGCCCCGTAGATAATATAGAAACGGAACATGGATTTGTGATTCAAAACAAAAATGTTAAGGTATCTCACTTTACTGATTTTGATTTAGTTTTATTAGGTGATATTCATAAACCTAATAATTCAGTAATGGGTAATTCACATATAAAATATCCAGGTTCACTTATAGTTCAAAATCATGGTGAGGCTAAATATCCAAAGCATGGTATTTTAGTTTGGGACATGGAAACTTTACAAAGTAAGTTTATCGAAGTTCACAATGATTATGGTTATGTTACTATTGATATTGAGAATGGTAAGATAGTATCTGATAACTACATTCCAAATAAACCAAGAATAAGAGTAAGGGTAAAAGATACTAAGACATCACAACTAAACAAACTTATAGCAGAAATAAAAAAAGGTAGGGATGTTCAAGAACTAACAGTACAGAAAGTTCTTACTCGAAAAAGAGATGTAGAACACCAATCAATAGTTTTACAAAATGTAAGAGATACAGGATTTCAAAACAAATTAATTTCTGAATATTTAGAAGAGACTGACCATCTTACAAAAGAACAACTTGAAGTAGTTACTCAGATTAATAATGACATAAACGATAAACTCGGTAAACATAATGTTATTAGTAATTCAACTTGGATTCCAAGAAGATTTGAGTTTTCTAATATGTTCTCGTATGGTACTAACAATGTAATTGATTTTACTAACATGAAAGGTGCATATGGGATATTCGCACCAAACGCAAGTGGTAAGTCAACTCTATGGGACGCATTGTCTTTTTGTATGTTTGATAAATGTTCAAGGACAATCAGAGCAGAGGATGTTCTAAACTATTCTAAAATGGGATTTGATTGTAAGTTCCAATTTGAATTAAATAATGTACAATACTTTATAGAACGAAAAGCAAAGAAAAGTCCAAAAAGAGGAACTGTAAAAGTTGATGTGGAGTTTTATCGTATTGTAGATGGTGAAAGACAATCACTTAATGGTGAACAAAGAAGAGAGACCAATGCAATCATTCGTGAGTACATTGGAACATATGAAGACTTTGTTTTAACTGCGATGTCAACACAATCTAATAGTAGTGGGTTCATAGAAAAATCTCAAAAGGAAAGAAAAGAACTATTAGCACAATTTTTGGATATGGATGTATTCGAAGATTTATGGACGATAGCAAGTGAAGAGATTAGAGAGTTGAACACATTACTTAGAGAATATAAGAAAGAAGACTTTCCAAGTCAGTTAATTGAAGCAGAACAATCTCTAACATCAATCACAGGTTCTTTAGATGAGTTACAAGAAAGAAAAGATGAACTCGAATTAAAGTTAGATAACACCAATATGAAAATGGAGTTTGAAATGAGAACTTTAAAACCAGTCGAGGATATCGGTGATATCGAAACCTTAGAATCTAAGTTAGACGAGGTCAAAGTTCTTTTAGACAATCAAAACTCAGAATGTGATTTCAATAAATTACAGATTAATGATATCGAAGCCAAACAAAAAGATATAGAATCTAAATTAAAGAAATTAAATATTAAAGAACTTAAAGGTAAGAATATTAAGTATGAAACTTTAAATATAAAATTTAATGATTTAGAAAAACAATCTCAGACCATTGAGTTAGACTTAAAACATATGAGGTCTCACTTAGATGGTATTGGGCAATTGACCTTTGATGACAATTGTGAACATTGTGTACAGAATAAAAATACACCATTCGCTAAACAAGCAGAACAATTACAAAAAGACATTAAGAGTCAAAATTCAAAATATGAAAAGTTAATTAAAACTAAGATAAAAGTATTAGAAGACCGAAATGACTTTGATGTTAGAAACCAACTACAAGACTATGAATCATTGGTAGATGAACAATTGGATTTGGGTAAAGAGTGGTTAAATGCAACAAAGGTTTATGATGAGTGTATTAAGTTGGTAGATAACTACAAATCCGAAATACAGACTTTATCTAAAACAATTGACAAAGCAAATAAGCAACAACAAGCAGTTGAACACAACAAGTTAGTAAATGAAAGAATTGATTCTTTTAAAAACACACGAGAAACTTTAAAAGACAAAATATCCGAGGTTAACGAAGAAGTAATGTCGATTAACTCTGATATAAAATTAGCAGAAAAGTCTATACAACAAGTTAATGAATCAATAGAAAAACTTCGTGATATGGAAATCAAGTACGATGGATATGAGTTTTATCTTAAGTGTGTTAGACGAGATGGGATTCCGTATCAACTAATATCCGAAGTATTACCAAAATTAGAAATAGAAATAAACAACATACTACAACCAATAGTAGACTTCCAAGTACTACTAAATACAGATGGTAAAAACATCAATTCATATATCGCATATGGTACTGATGAATACTGGCCTCTTGAATTAACAAGTGGTATGGAAAAGTTTATATCTTCTATCGCAATAAGAACTGCGTTAATAAATGTATCTAATTTACCAAGACCAAACTTTATCGCTATTGACGAAGGATTTGGTTCTTTAGATACTGATAACTTTAATTCTCTATATTTATTATTTGATTACCTTAAGACACAATTTGATTTTATTGTAACAATAAGTCATATTGACAAAACGAGAGACATGGTAGACCAAATAATAGATATCAGTAAAGTTCGTGGGTTCTCAAAAGTTTCATATTTATAGTTATATATGGAGAGTATAAATGGCAATACCATTCAGAAGAAGAGGTAAGAAAAATCTAAACAAACAATTCGCACCAAGAACAAGTGCGAGTTTGAGAGATGCAAGGTCTGGACCGACCCCACGATTTTCACCTGCGAAACCACCTGTTGTAGAGGATACCAATCCAACCTCAACATTTTTTAATGTAACGGAAGTGCCCGAATTCTTTGGGTCAGGTAAAAACACAATACGACTAACAGGTTCCAACTCACTTAAAAGAAACTCTGAAATACAAATAGAGGTTCTTGATTCAAAAGGAAATCCAATCTATTTTGAGATAATGAATGGAAAGGAACGAGATGGAAGTAAGATAGTTAGTATTTGGGTTTATACAGATAGAACAGACCCATCAGAAAATACCGCATCTGGAACTGCAAAAGTAACAATTGTAGGTACGGCTAGAAATGGAAACGCAGTAAGATGGAATAGAGATATTCCTGTAAGAGTAAATCAAGGGTCTTCTTCCGATATTATTTTTGATGAAAAGATTTTACCACTCGCATCAATATCTGCAAGTTTACAACCATTTAGTACATTTGAATTAAATCAAGAAACTGAAGATGAATTGGGTCAGGGTAGAAACGCAACCCTAACATTAACAACAGATACACATAGTGTCAAGTATCAAAGGTCAACTTTTGGTGATGATGTAATTCTAACCAAAACGGCTGGTACTGGATTTAATAGTATGATGATTGGTGGTGAAGTAAGATTAGATTTATCATCACAAACTATTTTCCCAAGACAAAAAGGTGTTGCACAACCAACAAACTTTACATCATCTATCTTAAGTGTATCAAGTAGTAACATATTACAAATAAAAGACCCTATAACGGGTAGTCAAGACCACCAGTACAGATTTAGTGATGCAGCAACAATTCCTGCTCACATTGAATATTTTTCATCGGCATCGGTAGGAACATCACAAAACCTACAAACAGTATCTACATTTACAATCACAAGTGCCGACCCAGTTGCAGGTAAAATTGAATTACTAAGAACCTCTGTTAAATCACAAGGACTTGGTACTGATTTTGAAACAATTGCAACAACACGATATATAGAACCAACTGATGGTTCAGACTTCATATTTACAATACCAATACCATCTCAACATATTGGTGACCCCAAGACTATTAGAATAGAATTCTTAAATAGTAAAAACGAACCATCGGAAACCTTCATTATAATAGAAGATGTGGTATTTCCAGGTTCTACTACTTTCATTGGTGGTAAGGGTTCTTTAATAACAGGTTCTATTTTTATATCAAACGCATTAGGTAGTGGTATTGAAATCGGTGGAGCAAGTAGTGGATTCTTAAGGTCTGTTGGATATAAAGGATTTACATCCGCATCCGAAGGAAAAGGGCCAGGTGGATTTTTAATATATTCTGGTAGTGGTAACTTGGTAGTTGGTAGTGACTTAATGGAAGGTGTCGGATTTGAGTTCGTATCTGAGAATGATAAGAGTCACCTTATATTCACAACATCAGGTAGTGGTTTATTAGATGTAAAAGCAGAGAAGTTTTTTATAGGTACGCCGGGTAGTCAATTTATGAGTGGTTCGGATGGTAAGATTGAAATTAGTTCATCTGACTTTCACTTAGACCCAAACACAGGTCAATTGATAATTGGTACAAACGCAACAATAAAATCATCACTTACAGTAAATCAAATTAGGACTCCTGCCGTAGTTAATGGTTCTCCTTCAACTAAAGCAAACGCATCATCGTCAATTGACCAAGATGGTTTTGCAAGATTCGCATCTGCATCTATTGCAGGATTTGAGGTTGTTTCAGATGAGATTAGGTCATCAGACAATTCATTAAGATTAAAAGCTCAAGGTGATATAACCGCATCAAAAGTATTAATAGAAGGTGGTACGATTACAGATGGTGTAACTATCTTAGGGGCAGTTACTGCAAACAACATTCGTACTCCTGCACAAATTAGTGGAAACCCTTCTACAAGACAAAACGCCTCGTCATCTATTGACGCCGATGGATTTGCTATATTCCAATCAGCATCTATTGGTGGATGGGACATTACAACATCATCCATTGAGGGTGGTAATCTTATAATGAAACCAGAGGGTATTTTACAGACAAAAGATTTCGCAAGTAATTTTAAAGGATGGAAAATATCTTCAGAAGGTAATGGAACTGCAGAGTTTGAAAATGTAAGAATTAGAGGTACTCTAAGAACAACTACATTTGAGAAAGAATCTGTAAACGCAGTTGGTGGTCAACTATGGGTTACTAACGCAACAACATTAACAGGGTCAAACATTACTGCAAATGACACAACAATGTCAGTTAAGAATGCAAGTGGGTTTACTGTTGGTGAAATTCTATTAGCTAAAAAAGTAGATAGTACAGGATTCCAAACAGAATATATTTTAGTAAACTCGGCATCACTTGATGGTGATAATTCTGGCGCAGACGAAGTACATGGTAGACTATATGTAACAAGAGGATATGGAAGTGGGTCACAAGGTGATTTTGTTGGTGATTTAGCATCAGCAGCTCAACCATACGATGAAGGTCAGGTGATAGTATCAACTGGACTGAGTGGTAGTGGTTACATTAAAATGAATGCAAATCCACGAGACACCAATACTCCGTTTATGGATATTGTTGAAAGAACAGGTAGTGGATTATATGATGTTGGATTAAAAGTTCGATTGGGTGATTTAAGTGGGTTGGCTAACTCATCTTATGTATTCGGTAATTCAAATCCAGGATTTGGATTGGCAACTGATAATGTATTCCTTCAAGGTGGTATAATAGCAAACACAGGTTCTATTGGTGGAATCAAAATGCAAGATTCCAAATTGTTTACAGGTGTCGGAACACATGGTAATACAAACACAGGATTCTTTTTAGGTTCGGATTCAAAATTCTCATTAGGTGATAAATTTACATGGGATGGTACTAACTTAGTAGTAAAAGGTACTATTCAAATAACTGCACCAGAAGGTGGATTTCAATCAGTAGAAGAAGCAATTAACGCCGTAACGGAATCTGCAACTGCAAAGTCATTACAAATAACAACCGACTCATCGGTGTACGCATTTGATGATTCAACGGATACTTCCGCAACTCCGAATGTAATCAACTTTACAATCAGTCAACAAAACCTGTCAGCTACAATCGCAGGAAGTGATATCACAATCACTAAAGCAGGTGGTTCAACAATATCAACACCATCATTAGGTGGGACTTCAGGAATAGTATCAGGGTCAGGACAACAAAGTGGTAGTTTATCTTTTAGTGGATTGTCATTAAATAAAACTGACTTACCATTAACCCTATCGGTTACTAAAGATGATATAACTGATAGTACAACAATATTTAAAGTACAAGGTGGTGCAGACGGAACGCCAGGTACAGATGGTCAAGATGCAGTAACGGCATTCTTAACTAACGAATCACATACATTCCCTGCAAACTCATCAGGAACAGTATCAGACTTTAGTCAAGGTGTTACTGATATGGTTGTCTTTGAAGGTATTACTGATAAGACATCAAAGTATTCATTTAGTGGAACAGGTTCGTTGGGTGTTAGTTTTAATCAAAGCACAGATACATTTAGTATAACCGCAATGGGACATGATAGTGGTTCTTTAACAGTAACCGCGGTTAGTGCAAGTACTCAATTAGTTAAAACTATGTCACTTGCAAAATCAACCGCAGGTGCTGCAGGTGCAAAAGGTGCAGAGGGACTCGCAGGTTCTAATGCTAAAACATTAGTAGCAAGTTTAGATTCACAAGTGATGGCATTTGATAGTGCATCAGATAATACGGCTACACCTACAAATGTTATATTCTCATTTAACCAACAAAACTTAAACGCCGCAATTGGAAGTAGTGATGTTACAATCACAACTCAAGGTGATGATGCTATTACAAACTTTGCTTTCAACAATACTAATGTAACTTCTACTGATGGAAAGTTTAGTGGTATAGCAAGTGGTAGTATTGTGTTTGGAAATAATCTAAATGCAGGTGGTATAGAAGGAACTAAATCACATTTCCCAATTACAATATCAGCAACTAAAAATGGATTAACCGATACAATAAAATTATTTAAGGTAGAGGGTGGTTCAGATGGTTCACCAGGTTCTGATGGTCAAGATGCAGTAACGGCATTCTTAACCAATGAAGCACATACCTTCGCTGCACAATCAGATGGAACAGTTGTTAGTTTTAATGGCGCAACTTCAGAAATGGTTGTCTTTGAAGGTGTTGTAGATGTAACTGAAAACTATTCTTATAGTAGAACAGGTAGTTTAGGAGTAACATCAGCATTGGGTGGTACAAATGGAAATGTATTAACAATATCAGCAGCAGGACACGATAGTGGGTCAGTAGTAATTACTGCAGTAAGTTCAAGTACACAACTTGCAAAAACAATGTCCTTGGTTAAATCAAAACAAGGTACTGCAGGTCTCGCAGGTTCTAATGCTAAAACATTACAAGTTACTGTTGATTCTCAAGTTTACGCTTTTGATACATCTGCAGATACTACTGCAACACCAAGTTCAATATCGTTTATTATCAATCAACAAAATTTAAGTGGGGCACTTTCAACAGGTAATGTTACCATTACTAAGAATGGTGGTGGAACAATCACAACACCATCATTAGGTGGTAATGTAAGTGATGGTTCTGGTTTATTAAGTGGTAGTATTACATTTGATAATGGGGCAACTCCGGCGGCAGGTAAAGTCGTATCTAAAACTCATTTACCAATTACAATTGAAGTAAGTAAAGACTCATTTACAGATAGTATAAAAGTATTTAAAGTAGAAGGTGGAACATCTGGTACAGATGGAACGGATGCAGTTACCGCTTTCTTAACAAATGAGAATCATAACTTTCCTGCAGATTCGGGTGGTAGTATTGCATCATTCGCAGGTGGTGTAACTGATGTAAAAGTATTCGAAGGTGTTACAGACAAATCATCTAATTACTTATTCTCTGCTACGGCATCGACAGGAACAACATTTTCACATTTACAATCAGCAGGTGGTTCGTCAGGTAATGCAACAACGGCAGGTCATAATCATTTTAGTATAACAGGCCTAAGTGCTGATTCGGGGTCACTAACAATTAACGCAGTTAGTTCAAGTACACGATTGATTAAAACAATGTCACTTACACGAACTAAACAAGGTGCAGATGGTAATCCAGGTACATCCGCTAAATTACTAATTGGTAGTTTAGATTCGCCTGTATTTGCTTTTGATGATTCATCAGATTCTTCAGCAACCCCATCTAATATTATATTTAGTTTCCAACAACAAAATCTTACAGGTACTATTGGAACAAGTGATATTACAATTACAAGAAATGGTGGTACGGTAGTAACGGGATTTGCTTTTGATAATAGTGATGTTTCAAATGGAACTGGTATTGTAAGTGGTAGTTTAAAGTGGGTCGGTGGACAATCCGCAGGTGGGATGCAACAAACTAAAGGATATTTACCTGTTGAAATTTCTTGTACCAAAGATGGGTTAACTGATTCAGTAAAAATATTTAAAGTCGAAGGTGGTTCAGATGGTTCGCCAGGTTCAGATGGTACATCCGCAGTTTCAGCGCTTTTAACAAACGATTCTCATACACTTCCATTAAGTTCATCTGATGAAGTTATTTCATTCGCAGGTGCAAGTACTGAGATGATAGTATTTGAGGGTGTGACTGATAGTACAAGTGATTATAGTATATCTGTTACTAAATCAGCACATATAACAACGAGTGGTACTAATCCAGTAACCATTACAAATACAACTTCACCATTTAGTGGTTCTATTGTATTGACGGCAGTAAGTGCAAGTACTCAAATTGCAAAAACTATGTCGGTTGCAGTAGCAAGACAAGGTGATGATGGTTTAGATGGTTCAACGGCAAGGTCACTAACTTTACTTTCGGATTCTCAAACCTTTGCGTTTGATGACTCAAGTGATACAACTTCAACTCCTACTACAATTACTATGAGTGTAGTTCAGCAGAACTTAGCACATACAATTGATACAGGTGATATTACAATCACTAAAGGTGGTGGTAATTCGATTACTACTCCATCTTTAAGTGGTACGGTAACAAATGGTACAGGTACTCAAACATTTACATTAACATTTGACAATGGTGCATCCAATGCAGCAGGGAAAGTTACCAATAAAAATCAATTTCCAATTACAATCGAGGTATCGAACAATGCAAGTGATTTATCTGATTCAATTACAATATTCAAAGTAGAAGGTGGTTCGGATGGAACGCCAGGTGCAGATGGTTCTGACGCAGTAACAGGTTTCCTTACAAATGAATCACATACAATTCCTGCAAACGCAGCAGGTTCGATTGCAACAGGTGGATTAAATGGTGCAATTACCGATATGATTGTATTTGAAGGTATTACTGATAAAACTAATTCATACAAGTACGCAGGTACAGGTTCAACAGGAGTTTCGTTTAGTCAATTACAATCCGCAGGTGGGTCATCGGGTAACACATACTCAAATGGACATAATCACTTTAAGATAACCGCCCTAACAAAAGATTCTGGTTCATTAGAAATTAATGCAATTAGTGGTAGTGGTTCACAAAAGGTAATAATTGCAAAAACCATGTCGTTCTCTAAATCTAAACAAGGTTCGGCAGGTGCTCAAGGTGGAAAAGGTGCTCAAGGTGGTCAAGGTGCTCAAGGTGGAAAAGGTGGAAAAGGTGCAGCAGGTTCGGCAGGTTCAACGGGTGCAAAAGGAAGTACAGGCGCTCAAGGTGCAGACAATCAAGACTTTAGTTTCTTAGGTGATACATTATCGGCAATTCCATTCCCCGCGCCAGCTGGGTTGGTAATGAATAGTGAAGTTCTTGGATACCATAATACATTAACTGCCGCAGCTACAATAAACGACATGAGTGCGTTTATGGATAATGATGGTAACTTCTATTTAGGTAGTGGTTCGGGTGCATTAGGAGCAGGTTACTTCGCATGGGACAATACGGCTAAAACATTATTGATATCAGGTTCAGGCGTTGACTTCGCAGTACAAGAATTTTATTTTGGTAGAGGACTAACATCTATTAGTGGTTCTAATGGTAATATTAAAATTAGTGGTGATGTTGAACTTGTAGGTAGAAATCAACCAGAAGCATTATACTTTGAAGACTTTAACGCAGCAACACGAGAAGCAAGACCCTCATATATAGACCAAGGAAAAAATCCAAAATTAGATGGTTCAGGTGTAGGAATGGCTTTAGTTAGTGGAGCTATCACCGCAAACGATTCAATTACAGATACAGACTACGGACAATTCTTTGGGCCAGTAGCTATAATTGGTAATAATTCTGGTACTGACGACATGGCCTGGCTTAGTTCAAATACTGTTATGCCATTTAATCCAAACTCATTATATGAAATAGAAGTTAGAGTACAGAGAGCTGCAGGTTCTTATAATTACATTTACGCAGGTATAACTGCCTTCTCATCTTCATTACATACAGATGGTAGTACTAAACTTACCGCAATTAATGCTGCGGGTAGTACTTCTGGTACGGGGGGTAATTATAATAGTCAACACTACTTTGCTGCAAGTGGTGCACAACCAACGATTGGTGAATGGGTAATATACAAAGGTTACTTTAAGGGTACTGCAGGAACTTACCAGACTTCTGGCGTTCACCCAAACATTCATGACCCAGGTCAAGTTTGGACTACAACAAACGCATTTGCACCAATGATTCTTGTAAACTATAATAACGCACCAGGTAAGGTATATATAGATTATATAAAAGTTACCGAGTTCGCAGGTGGTGGTGGTTCTACTACAATTAGTGGTGATTCAATTAAGACAGGAACAATTAGGTCTAACAATTTAAGTACTACCAACGGTTCTATAATAAGTCTTGATAAAGGAACATTTAAAATGGGTGGTACAAGTTCACCAAAACTTGAATTTGATGGAACTACATTATCCATTGATGGTACAGTAACCGCAGGAGCTGGTTCTATTGGTGGGTGGACAATTGGTTCATCACATATTGGAACAAAAGGAACGGCAACCTCAAATGATACTTATGGTGAGTTTACATTAGGTTCTTCAGGATATATTTCAGCACCTCAATTTAAAATTGCACAAGATGGTACTGCAACATTTAAAGGAATTCTTGAAGATACCGCAACCTTCAAGTCTGGTAGTACAACAAAAGCATTTAATACCATGTTTGGTGTTGACGCAACTGGTTTAATTCTAAAAGTACCAAGATTTAGAGATAGTGATGGAACAGTTAAAAATGCTGCTACAAGATTTACAAACCTTGAAGATGATATTGATACTGAATTGACTGCAATTTCAACTGCATATGGTGGAAGTTATAGTTGTGTATTGCCTGGTACTAAAATAATTACTAAAAGAGGTGAGATAAATATAGAAGATACAAAAGACGATGATATAATCAAAGTATTTAACTTTGAAACTAAAGAATGGGATTGGTCACCGATTGACCACATTACTAGAGATAAAGTTGAAGGATGGAGTTTAATAAAAACAGAATCGGGCAAAGAACTAAAATGTTCTAACTCACATTTACTATATCATCCTGATTATCCAAATTCTGCAATTGCAATAGATGAGCTTGGAGTTGGTGGTGAGTTGTATGTTGCCGATGGTGAAAACTTAGTTATTGATAAAATAAAAAGTATAGAAACTTTTGATGAAGAAGTTGAAGTTTGGAATTATGAATTAGATGTAGTTCACAACTATGTTTCAAATGGAATACTTTCACACAATACATCATCTAAGTTATCACCCGCACCGACTGGACCATCCGGCCTTGAAACAACACTTGGACACCAATACAAAAAAGATGTAACATCAGATATTAATTCTGGTGACTTGGTTAAATTAGGTGTAAATAATGAACTTCATAAAGTCACAACTGCAAAAGACACTAATGTTGTTGGAATTCTGTGGGAAAAACTTGAACTAAGTTATGTTCAGAAATTTGAAGGATTTGGATTAGGAAAAAATGATACAAGTGATTCAGACGAACTTACCCCACCTGAGGAATACTACTCCGCATCAAGAAAAGATTCATTTGGCGATTATATTCCTGTAAGTCAAACAGGTTCTAAAGAAATTTGGAAAGTGGCTTCGATTGGGGATAGTGTAACGCAGGATGAATCAGGTTCATTTGTTTTACCTGGTTTTAAATTGTGTAACCAAGGTGGTGATGTAAATAAAGGAGATTTACTATGTTCATCAGATACGCCTGGTTATCTAATGAAACAACCATCAGAGTGGGTGGTAACTTCATTTAGTGGTTCAAGTCCACTTTACGAAGAAAGACAATCACATACTTCATATACAGTTGCTAAGTGTATGATATCCTCTTCATGGGATTCTAATGGTAGAATGGAAAATGTATATGGATACTTGTATTGTGGATAAAAAATAACTAATTAATAAATCTAAGATACTTATAGATATGGGAAAGACTTTAACAAATTGGGTAGTAGACTCTATACTGAGTGAAGATATAAAAAAAGAGGTAGTAGTTTACTCAGGTAGATTTCAACCCTTCCATTCTGGACACGCAAAAGTTTACGAACATCTTGTCAGTAAGTTTGGTAAGAATAATGTATTCATAGGTACATCAAACAAACAAGGTGGTCCAAGACATCCATTTAACTTCAGAGAAAAAAGAGAAGTTATGACTACGATGTTTAAAATCCCTTCTAATAAAATTGTTCAAGTTAAAAACCCATATTCACCATCAGAGGTGATGGATAAGTTTCCAGAAAAAACAACGGCATTTATTACTGTCGTAGGAAAAAAAGATGCAAACAGATTAGCAAGTCCTGGTTATCAAAAATATTTTTCAATGTATAAAAAGGGAAATGTTGATACAGGTTACAAAGATAAGGGATATGTTTATGTATCACCATCTTTTGGTAATATAAGTGGTACTGATGTTCGTAAGGGAATGTCGAGAGGGAGTGATTCTCAAAGAAAATCATTCTTTAAAAAAGTATATGGTAAATTCAATCCAAAAATATTTAACTTAGTATCAGGTAGATTAATCTCAGTAGAATCCGTAATGGAATCTTTTTTACAATCAATTAACATTAATAGTTTAATCAATGAAGCTTCACAAATTCCAACAAGTGGTAAAGGTATTGTAGATGATGGGCCAGGTGCATTCTATGGTAATATGAAATCTTATAAAGCAGAGATGGAAGAAGTTGTTGGGGACTTAGGTTGGGATATTGTAAACTACTTAATGGACGAAGACTCAATGGAATCGTTTAACACCCATTATCCGAATGGACCTGGTAGATATCAAGTATCATTCTTTCCAAGTGGTGATACTATGGATGGGCAGAAAAAGAGATATGGTAAAGATATAACTGGTAGACCTGCTTATAGAAAATGGGCAAAACATATTAAAAGAGTTGCATTGAGATTGGGTATGGAATTTGTTAAATTCGCTGAACCAAAAGATTTAGATAACCTTACTCCTAAAACCCTCACAAAAAAACAACAAGGTAAATCCGCTTCACTAAAAGAAGATTTAAAACGATTTGAAGCTATCGTAGGTGATACGATTGAATGTGATGAATGTGACCATAGTTGGAAAATAGAAGATGGTGGTGATGACTTATATATATGTCACGAGTGTGGAAATGATAACGAACCAACCATTGACGAAAAGAAAAAACCAAAAAGTAAAAAAGCATCTTTAATGAAACAAAAGAGAAACTTTTACTTAAAACCTGATAATGCAAAAAAAGAACTTGACAACTCAGGTAAAGAAGGACAAGTACTTTCAAAAAAAGTTGGTAAACAACGATTATACTTTGTGTCCTATGTTGGAAATGCAGGAACACAAAATATATTTAATGAAAGTATGATTATGGAAGGTGGAGCATATGGGCATATGAATCATCCATTCGATACAGAAATAAATTTGACATTTGGTGATTTAAAAATAATCATATCAAAAGCTCTTGAAGGTACATTAGAATTTGCAAGAGAAAAAACAGATGGACAAGCTCTGGCTATATCATATCGTAAAGATAGAGGTATTATCGCTGCCAGAAATAAAGGACACCTCAAAGACAGAGGACTTAACGCATTAGACATCAAAGGTGTCGCCGATAAGTTTGCTAATAGGGGTGGGTTGACCGATGCGTATAATTTCGCAATGAGAGATTTAGAATCAGCCATTTCAAAACTCTCCGATGCGCAAAGAAGTAAAATATTCAAGGATGGCTCAAAGTTTATGAACCTTGAAGTTATATGGCCGGAGTCAGTAAATGTAATACCATATGGTCAACCTCTATTAGTCTTTCATGGAACGATGGAGTATAATGAAGATGGAAAGGCAATCGGTGCTGATACATCAGACGCTAAAGTATTAGCGGGTATGATAAAGCAGGTAAATGCCGATGTTCAAGATAATTACACTATCCAAGGACCGCCAGTTGTTAAGATACCAAGGAGTCAGGATTTATCAAACAAGAAATCAATTTATTCATCGAAGGTAAGTAAACTTCAAAAAGAATTTAAACTAAAAGATTCTAATGGAGTTGCAGATTACCATCAAGCATGGTGGAGTGATTTTGTAGATAAAAACTCACCAACCACATTAGATAATAAAACTAAAATGGGGTTAGTAAAACGATGGGCGTTTTATGATAAATCATTTAGATTAGATAAGAAAAACATTTCTGATTCTAAAACAAGAGATTGGGCAAACAAGACAGATAAAATAGACCACTCAAAAATGGCTAAGAATAATATGAAACCATTCGAAGATATATTTTTAGGTCTTGGTGCAGAAGTACTTTCATTTATGTCATCAGCACTTACTGTTAATCCTGATAAATCACTTCGTGATATTCAGAAACAATTAGATAAAGTAATCAAAGATGTTCAGAAATCAGGTGACCCAAAAAAGATTGCAAAATTAAAAATGGAATTAGAAAGATTAAAGAGTATTGGTGGTAGAGATAAGATAGTACCAAACGAGGGTATTGTATTCCTATATAAAGGTGGTACATATAAGTTAACAGGTACATTCGCACCTCTTAACCAAATCCTTGGCCTTTTCTATTAATTTTTGTATATTTATATAAAGTATTAAACAAGTGTTATGTCAAAAAAGTTAAAAAATGTAAAAGCAGTCACCGAAATGATTGCCGGAACACATAAAAGTCAAACAAAAACTAATGTTAGTTTTGGTGAGACTAAATCCTTTGTCAAAAGAGAAGTTGGTGACCAATGGACTGATGATGAAGGTACACTTTGGGAACAAAAGAAAGGATACAAGGTTAAACTTGGTAAACTTTCAAAGTTAAGAGAAGACTTAACAAAGTTTCCAAATTGTAAAAAAGGTTGTAACTCGTACTTAAAGCCAACACGAAACGATATATACATGAGAGGAATCCATGGTATGTGTTTCGATTGTGTTATTGAAATGGAACATCAAATGAGAATTGATGGAACATACGAAGAGTACGAAAGAAAAAAGATTTATGCTAATATGAAGTCTTGGTTAAAACAAGCCGAGATTGAAAAGCAGGCAGTTAAAACGGCATTAAAGGCGAAATTCGTTAATGAAGATGGTTCAATAGAAGAATGGAACGATATGTCGTGGGAAGATGTTGAAGAGAAGATTGATAACGAGTTTCGTCTTTTTAAAGAAAACTATCTAAAAAAATGGGAAGTTAAAAAATGAAGTCCTTTATAAAAGAAACTTACGAGTCATACAAGACAGATGGTGTACCTCATATGTTAGCATTGGAGTATACCATTTCTGATGTCTATCAAAAATTAGTATCAGAGAATCTAATGAATGAAGACCTTCGTAAGTGGTTTGGTAAAGGAAAGACTGGCACCTCATCAGGTGGTGGTTGGGATAGATATGGTTCAGATGGACAGAAGTTAGGTAAGTGTGGTGATGGTAAAGAAGGTGGTGCTTACGCCGCATGTCTATCACAAGAGAAAGCCAATAAGTTAGGACCAAAAGGTAGGGCAGCATTTGTAAGAAGAAAAAGAGCGGCACAGAAAAAAGGTGGTGACGCAAAAAAAGGTGGAAACAGAACTAAAGGTAAAAAACCTACAAATAGTAAAACAGGGGCATAACAATGAATCCAAGATTAAATAAAAAAGTAAAAAAAGACTTAGACGCATATTTTAAAGGAACAAGTGCGTCCTCACCAGAAGCACATCACGCTATTATGTTTATTTTGAAAGGTGCATTAACAGACGCAAACTTTCATAGTACATCTAAGAAAGTAGATAAACTTTTTCCAAAAGCTAAAGGTGCAAAATACTTTGGTAAGAGAGAGTGGGAAGATAATCTTGAGTCTAAAGGAATGGACATCGCCGCAGCCGCAAAATGGGATGGACACGACATTCTTGATGCAATCGGATTCTTTGTATCAATGTATATAGGCAGACCTCTTGGTTCAAAAATTGAAGACCTTAAAAATGAATCTCTAAATAAAGAACACAAATTATTAGAAAACTTATCTGTTCTTGTTGAAAAGAATGTTCCTACAAATCCATCTAAATGGTCTTACTACAAATCACAAGCTAAAAAGAAGTTTGATGTATATCCATCAGCATACGCAAACGCATGGGCGGCAAAACAATATAAAGCCGCAGGTGGTGGTTGGAGAACTACAAAAGAAAATGTAGAAGAGACTATTGAAGAAAAGGTATCTGTATTTGATGAAAGGCATGTTGGTAAAAATGGTATTATCATTATGATTGATGATAACGGAAAGAAAGTATCAGCAATTTTCAAAAACAAAAAGAACGCAGATAAATTCAACAGAAATAATCCTGAAGACTTAAAAAAACTTTTAGATTTAGCTAAGAAAACTAAGTTTCCAAAAACAATAGACTAAGGGACATCATGGATAAAAAACAACTCAAGAGTATTATAAAAGAAGAATATCAAAATGTTAAGTCATTCATGGAATACAAATATGGATTCACACCTGAGTTAGGTAAAGTGATTTCTAATCCCTATGCAAAATCATTTGTAAACGAAGCCAAAGAACCTGAAGTAATTACTACATTAAGAAAAATCGTAAAGAATAAACAAAACGATTTGATTAAAGATACTAAGAGTGGTAAGAAGGTAAGAGTTGATATGAATTCAGCAAACCTAATGGTTCAAGTATATGATGCACTTAAACAACAATCTAATAAAGATAAGTTTGTTAAGAGTGGTATCGTAATGATGGGACATATGGCTTACAAACTTATGAAAAAAGAATCAGTAAACGAAATATTAGTAATAGTAGATAAGTTTGATAAAAGGAAACAAGATTACGGTAAAGTTTATTACCAAGATGGTGGTAAAGGACCAGGTGATGGAGATATCAACAAAGCAAAAAAAGAATTTGCTAAGTTAAGTAAGAAACATAAAGATTTAACTCTTATATCTGTTGGTAGAAATAGTAAGATGTATGATGTAATGGATGAATCAGTAAACGAAGCTAAATCTATGGATATGAAAAAAAGATTAAAGGTTTACGATAAACTTAAAAAAGGTGATAAGATTACGATTAAGTATGGTTCATCAATGAGGGGTGGAGTTGAAAAGGAATTTGTAGTATCCAAAGGAAAAACTTTAGTTGGTAAACAAAAAGTAGAAAGAATCATTCTACAAAATCCGGCGAATCCAAAAGGTGTTAAGTATTATCTATATCAAAGAAACGGAAATGTAACTATGGCTATTGGTGATATGGCAGCTACCATCGAAGATATGCATGAATCAATAGATGAATCAACAGGTCTTGCAATCATACATAAAGCAGCTAAAAAAGGAAGTTATCCTGTTAGTATTGTGGCAACTATGTTAGGTAAGGTTGTAAAACAAGAATTAGTAAAAACACCAATGGCAGTCCCAGCAGCATTTAGAATGATGCAAGGTGGATACCCACGAGCAACTATCGCAATTGAAGATAGAACAGGTAAAATTTTATTCAAAGAAGGATTTGTAAAAGAATCAGTAAACGAAGGTATGTTTAAAGTAATCGACCAAATTAGACAAGATTCTAAAGACGCGGGAGATTTTATCAAGAATGTATTTTCAGACCCAGACTTTAAAGACATGAAAAAGGACAAAGACTTTTTAAAGTATCTTAAATCTATTTACGAAGGATTTTCAGTAGTAGAAGAATATGATGTAGAAAATGAACAAGACATAAAAGAATTTGTTAACTTTATGAAAGAATACAAAGCTGATATAAATGAAGCAGAGTATCAAGGTAGGGATGTCAAGCTTGGTAAAATAATGCAAGGTGATGTTAAAAAGTTTAAAGTCTATGTTAAGAATCCAAAAGGAAATGTAGTGAAAGTAAACTTTGGTCACAAAGGTAAGGGAAATGAAAAGACAATGTCTATCAAAAAAAATAATCCTGAAAGAAGGAAAGCATTTAGAGCAAGACACAATTGTGATAATCCTGGACCGAGACATAAAGCAAGATATTGGTCTTGTAAAAAATGGTAATCAATTTCATTAAATTAATTTACATATTTATATAAAACTAAAAAACAAGTTATGAAGTACATTCACACTTATAAGCTCGAAGAGGGTAAATCCTTTAACGACTTAGAACTCCTAACACAATTACTTAGTGTTGTAAAACTGAGGGTATCAAGTCCCTCTGAAAAAATCATGTTGTATGTAGACACTTATACTTTAAACGAGTATAAAAAATTTGGTATGGATACTTTATATGATGAAGTCAATACTGAAGTACTTGACGAATATCCAAGTGATAAGATTTCTAAAGATTATTGGTCTTCACCAAAGTTATGGGTAATGAAACACCAAGAAGAACCTTTCCTTATGTTGGATACCGATTTAGTACTACACAACATAACACCTGATGTATTAGAAAGAGCACAGGTATCATTCTTACATACAGAATCACCAACAACATACGCATTCCCATCAGTTTTAAATAAACCAAAAGCTTTTAAATGGAGTGATTGGGATGTGATGGCATTTATAAACACAATGCCTGCAAATTGTGCAGCTATTTGTTTTACAGACATGGAATTTTTAAAAAGGTATACAGACAAGTACTTTAGATTTGTTCTAAATAATAAAGGTGGTTATTCTGAAAAGTTTTTCGAAAAATCAGACTTTACAGATAGTACTGCACCACAAATCACAATGGAACAATGGTTATTAAGTGCTATGATGTTCCAAGAAGAATATGATAATACTGGTGCACCAATATCAAGAGAAACCCCATTTCAGTCTCAGTCATTAACTAACGCATTATCAACACCATTAGGATTCCAACACCAAGTTTGGAATGTACCATCAGTACAAGTTATGAAAGAGTTGGGTACACAGATATTTCATCTATGGGGTGCAAAAACATTTTATGATAAAGCTGAAAAAGAAAACAAACCCGAACTATATGAAGTTTGGAATAAAATAAAAGAAGATTTGGTTGGAGCAAATAACGATTTCATTCAACTTCTTAAAAAAGATGAGTACTACGATATCTTAGAAAAGTTAGAAGATAATTGTAGGGAAATCCCAAAATCAACTAATTAAATTAATTTACATATTTATATTAGTAATCAAAGTTTAATTAATAATCAAATAAAACGGAAAAATTATGACTACAATTTTTATTATTTTAGGTGTACTACTTGTCGGAGCAGGTGTATACTATTACTTTTACAAGCAAGGTAAAATTAACGACAGAGATGGTGACTACATTCCAGATGAAGTAGAAGATACTATCGAAGACGCTAAAAAAGTTGCTAAAGAAGTAAAAAGAAGAGCAAAAAGAGTTAAAGAAGAGCTCGGTGATGTTGCTGACGCAGTAAAAGAAGTCGGTAAACAAACTAAAGATGTTGTCTCAGCTGCAAAGGGTAAAAACCGAAAAGGTAGAAAACCTCGTAAAGCAAGTTCAGGTTCAGGTTCAGGTAGAGGAAGAGGAAGAAAATCTTCAGGTTCAGGTTCAGGTAGAGGAAGCGGAAAAAAATAAACTCATAGGAGTACATAGTAATGGGACTATTTAAAAAGGCTGGAACAAAACTCCAAAACTTAATAATTATTGTCCTCTGTATACTTGTCTTACTCAAAACTTGTGGTGGTGGTGACGATGTTACTACTGAAAAGATTGTTACTAAAATCGAAACACGATACGACACTCTAACAGTAGAAAAAAAAGTTTATGTACCAAAATACAAAACAAGAATAGAGACAAAGACTGTTACAGATACAGTAGTATTAAAAACTAAAATCGATACCCTCGAAATCTTAAAAGATTATTATAGCAAGTATGTCTATCAAGATACTCTTAAGTTAGATTCGTTGGGTTACATTACTATTATAGATACAATATCTCAAAACAAGATATTTAGTAGAAACTTTGACTCCCAAGTATTAATACCAACTACAACCATTACTAATGACATTTACCTCAATAAACCAAAATTGTTTGGTGGGGTAAGTGTCGGTGGTAATTCTAAGCAAATAAACTTTTTATCTGGAGACTTACTTTACAAATCTAAAAAAGATAATGTATATGGAGTGGGGCTTGGTGTTAATCAGAACTTCCAACCAATAGTAATCGGTAGAGTCTATTGGAAAATCTCGTTCAAGGGGAAAAAGTAAATGTATGCAAAAGAATATCAAACAAATCATAAAGGAAGAGTACTTAAAATGTGCTAAAGACCCCGTATATTTTTTTAGAAAGTATTGTTATATTCAACACCCATCTCGTGGTAAAATTCTTTTTAATTTATACGACTTCCAAGAAGACTTAATGTCGGCAGTTTCCGACAATCGATTTAATGTAATTCTTAAATCACGACAATTAGGTATATCAACACTATCAGCCGGATATTCTCTCTGGCTTATGTTATTTCATGAAGATAAAAATGTATTAGTAATTGCAACTAAACAAGAGGTTGCAAAAAACTTAGTTACTAAAGTTAGATTCATGCATCAGAATTTACCATCTTGGTTAAGAGGTAATACTGAAGAAGATAACAAGTTATCATTAAGACTTAAAAATGGTTCTCAGATAAAAGCAACATCTGCTGCAGGTGACGCGGGTCGTTCTGAAGCATTATCATTATTGGTAATTGATGAAGCTGCATTTATCGATAATGTAGAAGAAATTTGGACATCTGCACAATCAACACTATCAACTGGTGGTGGGGCAATCGTGTTATCTACACCAAATGGTGTCGGTAACTTTTTTCACAAAATATGGTTACAAGGACAAGCAGGTGAACAATGGAATCCGATAGAGTTACATTGGAGTGTCCATCCAGAAAGAGATGAAGCATGGAGAGAACAACAAACAAAGTTACTTGGTGAAAAGGGAGCAGCACAAGAATGTGATTGTGATTTCATCAGTTCTGGTTATACAGTAGTAGAAGGTTCAACATTAAAATGGTATGAAGAGACGCATGTTAAAGACCCTATTGAAAAAAGAGGTTTTGATGGTAATTATTGGTTATGGGATTACCCTAACTATTCTCGTGATTATGTTGTTGTGGCTGATGTTGCTCGTGGGGATTCTACTGACTATTCTGCGTTTCATGTCTTTGATGTTGAGACTGTGGAACAAGTTGCTGAATATAAAGGTAAGATTGAAACAAAACAATATGGTGCATTTTTAACATCGGTTGCAACTGATTGGAACAATGCATTACTTGTAATTGAAAACGCAAACATTGGTTGGGCAGTAATACAAGAAGTTATAGACAGAAACTACCAAAACCTATATTATTCATACAGAGATTTAGGTTATGTCGATGAGGATATTCATCTTAGAAAAGGTTTTGATTTAAAAAGAAAAGACGATATGGTTCCTGGGTTCTCAATGACAAGTAGAACTCGCCCATTGGTTATATCTAAATTAGATACTTATATGAGAGAACGAACACCAATGATTAGGTCAAAAAGATTAATCGATGAGTTGTTTGTTTTTATATGGAATGGTAGTAGAGCAGAAGCTCAACGAGGTTATAATGATGATTTAGTAATATCTTTCTCAACAGGTCTTTGGGTTAGAGATACGGCATTGAAGTTAAGACAACAAGGTATGGACTTAACAAGAACTACATTAACCCACATAAAAAGGAATCAACCAGGTGCTTATAACAATAGAAACCTTGGAATAGACCCTTGGAAACAGAAAGACCAGCATGGTAATGACCAAGATTTAACTTGGTTGTTATAAAATTTGGAAATAAACTATTTTTTTTGTATATTTATAGAATGTATAAGTATACAATATAATTAGAAGTAGAAAATATGGCAGATAAATCATTATTTGGTAGACTAAAGAAATTATTCAACACCCAAGTTGTTGTTCGTAGAATTGGTAAAGGTAACACACAAGCTATCGATACTCAAAGACTACAATCACAAGGTAACTTGAGGAGCTCGTCCTATTATGATAGGTTCGGTAGATTACACACTACAAGAAAGCATTGGGAAACTTATAATAACCAATTCAACTACCATTCAAATAAATTAGAATTATATACAGATTATGAAGCGATGGATAAAGATTCAATCATCGCATCTGTATTAGATATATACTCGGATGAATGTACCCTAAAAAATGATATGGGTGATGTTCTTAGAATTAAGACAAATGACGAGAATGTAAAAAAGATATTACAAAACCTTTTCTATGATGTACTGAATATAGAGTTTAACCTTTGGTCTTGGATTAGAGGTATGAATAAATATGGTGATTACTTTTTACATCTTGATATTGAAGAAGGTGTGGGTATTGTAAACGCATCACCAATGTCAGCATATGAAATAGAAAGAGAAGAAGGTTTTAATCCAGAGAATCCTTATGAAGTTAGATTTAAGTTAGGTTCAGCTGGCGCAGCTCATGGTGTCGCATCTAACAAACAAGCAGACTATATGGAGTTTTATCAAATGGCACACTTTAGATTAATGTCAGATACAAACTTCCTTCCATATGGTCGTTCTCTAATTGAAGGTGCAAGAAAAACTTGGAAACAATTAACTCTTATGGAAGACGCAATGATGATTCATAGAATTATGAGAGCGCCTGAAAAAAGAGTGTTCAAAATCGATGTAGGTAACATTCCACCTAATGAAGTTGATAATCACATGAGAAGTATTATTGACCAAATGAAGAAAGTTCCTTACCTCGACCAAAATACAGGTGACTACAACCTTAAGTTCAACCTTCAAAATATGTTAGAAGATTACTATCTACCTGTTAGAGGTGGACAAAGTGGTACTGAGATTGATTCCCTAAGTGGAATGGAATTCGGTGGTATTGATGATATTGAATATCTAAAAAATAGAATGTTAGCAGCACTTAAAGTTCCAAAAGCATTTATTGGATATGAAGAAGGTGTTGAGGGTAAAGCAACATTAGCACAAGAAGATATTAGATTCGCAAGAACTGTTGAGAGATTACAAAAAATTGTACTATCTGAATTAACAAAGATTGCAATCATTCACTTATACTCACAAGGATATGAAAATGCAGACTTAGTTAACTTTGAATTAGAGTTGACTAACCCATCAATCATATACGAACAAGAGAAAGCAAATCTTTGGACTGAAAAAACAAGACTTGCAAGTGATTTAAAAGACCTTAAGATGGTATCTCAAGAATGGGTATACAAAAACATCTTTAATATGTCAGACGATGAATGGAAACTTGAACAAGGTAAGGTAATAAACGACCTTAAGTTAGGTTTCAGACATGAACAGATAGAATCTGAAGGTAATGACCCAATAAAATCAGGTGAGTCGTTTGGTACTCCACATGATTTAGCTATGATACAACAAAATGGTGATGGTGAAGAAGGTTCACAAAACGAATATGGTAATTCGGGTGTTCCAAGTAACCCTCCTGGTGCACCAGATGGTGGATTTGATGGCGCGGGAAGACCACCAAAGGCAGGGAACTACAAAACGGATGATAATCCATTTGGAAGAGACCCAATTGGACAAAAAATGAATAGAAGAGCGTCCAAGCCAGAGACATCTTATAGTAAACATAAGATATCACCATTGGCATATGAACAAGCCGAAGCTATGAAAAGTAGTCTTAGTAAGATGAAGAGAAAAACAAGAAGTGTAATACTTGAATCTTTGAAAGATGACTCCAAACCTAATGATAAAGGTGGGTTGTTAGATGAGAACAATTTAATAGATGACACGATTTAGTTTTTTTTTAGATATTTATAGTGTAGTTGTTAATAATTAAGGTAATAAAAATGGGAAAATTAAAACATAGTAAATTTAAAAACACAGGAATTCTGTTTGAACTATTAGTTCGACAAATTGCCTCTGATACTTTATCAGATAATACCTGCTATGCAACTCAGATTATAAAAAAACACTTTACAAAAGGTTCTCAACTCGCAACAGAGCTAAAATTATATCAAGCTCTTACAAAAGAGAACTTTGACTCTCAATATAAAGCACAAGAGTTCTTAAACATTGTTTTAAAAGAACGAGCTAAGTTAATTGAAGGTACTTTAAAAAGAGAAAAGTACAATTTAATCAAATCTATAAAAGATTCATATCTTATTGAAGACTTTTTTAAATATAGAGTTTCAAATTATAAAGAATTAGCATCTGCATACAAATTATTTGAAAATAGTGAATCACAATCACCAAAAGAATATGTAGAGTGTAAGAATACAATCTTTGAATCAATAACAACAGATAAAGTTGTAATAACAGAGGATGTATCTAACAAAGAATATCAGAAACAACCAAAAGAGGTTAGACTATTAGCATATAAGTTCTTAGTAGACTCGTTTAATTCAAAATACTCGACTCTTTCAGAATCTCAAAAACTTATATTGAAAAATTACATCAATAACATTGACAATTCTCAAAATTTAAGAAAATTTGTTGTTTCTGAGGTAGCTAGATTGAAAAGAGAATTAAAATCTATTAAGATTTCCGATAAAGTTACTAATATTAAACTTAATGAAACAATAAATCTTATAAAAGAGTTAACTAAGCATAAAGTAGTTAACGAAAATCAAATATTAGCTCTATTAAGATATAATCAATTACTTGACGAATTAAGGAGAAGATAAATGTCTAAATTTTTACTTGAACAACTCGATAAAAGATTCGAGGAATTGGAAGAAAAGAAAACTGTTCTACTTGGACAAGAAGAAGAGGAAGAAGAAACTAAAGATGAAGCCAATGTTACAGGTAATTTAGATGGTGGCGCAGGTCCACCAAAAACTCCTTATGCGTTTGCAAAAAGTGAGGATGATATGGACAATGACCACATAGAAGTATTTGGGTACAAGAAATCTAAGAAGTCAAACAAGAATATTAAGAAATTAGAATCTGTTAGTAAGATTGAAGCTAAGTTAGAAAAAATAGTTGAGGCTAGTTATCGTGATTACAAACGAGATGACTCTATGAAAGCTCATCAAAAAGTAAATACTTCAATTAAAGAGATTAATAGATTGATGTGGGAAATTACAAAGATTGTAAATCAGAACTCTAAACTAAAAACTGAAACGGGTGTACATACTGGTCAGTATTGGAAGTCTACTCAAAAAAGATTTGGTAAGATTTCTGAAAGAATGTTAAAAGTTGCACGACAATTAAAAGAATTGAGTGCTTAATATGTCTTGTGGGTGTGAAAATAAAAAGGTGACCTTGAAAGAGGAGTTGGAAATCACAGATATCCAACAAATACGAAAGTTAATTCGTCATGAATTAGCCAGAGTATTCTTTGATTTATATCGTAAGAAAAAACAATGGGAAGGTTAGATGAAATCACTTTTAATTGATACAATGATATTTGAAGTAACTCCTACTATGTTGGCAGAGGCTAAATCTGAACATGGTAGATTTCTGGTAGATGGTGTTTTACAAAGAGCAAACGCTAAAAACCAAAATGGACGAGTATATCCAAAAGATATATTAAGAAGAGAAGTTACTAAGTACTTAGGAAAAGAAATCGCAGAGAATAGAGCGTATGGTGAATTAGACCATCCAGAATCATCAGTAGTTGAATTAAAAAACACTTCACACATTGTAAGAAATGTAAAGTGGAGAGGTGATGATGTAATCGGAACAGTAGAAATTCTAAATACACCATCAGGAAAAATATTACAAGAAATTATAAAAGCAGGTTGTACTGTTGGTATCTCTTCAAGAGGTATGGGTTCTGTAAAACAGATAAGTGAAGATGGGACTGTTGCAGTAGAACAAGACTTTGAATTAATTTGTTGGGACTTTGTATCTAACCCATCAACTCATGGGGCATTTATGTCGCCAAAGAATGAAGGTGTTATAAATGAAGGTATTAGTAGAAAACAAGATACTTATAAGTATAATAAAGCACAAGACATTATGAGAGACATCATCTGTGAAGTTGGTGGCTATTGTGAATGTTTTTAGATTAGGGATATATTATGAAATTAAAAGATTTACTTAACGAATCATCAAAGTCTTACAAAAGAGTAAACATTGGTGAAGAAGAGCAAGAAAAGAAAATGACTTCAGAAGAAAAAAGAGCATTTCTTGAAGCCGTATCTGCATATAAGAAATTTGGTGAAACAATTTATCGTAATGGTGACCTTATGGAAACATATGGCGCAATTAAGAACATTGTTGAGAATGCAAACAAAGTAACACTCGAAGAAACGGGTGATTGGTTTGATAGAGTTACTGTTAACAGACATATGAAATCAATGAACGAGTCATTTAAAGTTTTTCAAAAAACATTAAGTGAAGTTCACACACTACAACAAAGAATGGAGTCTACTTATGATGAAATCGGTGAAGTACTTTCGAAATATTATGAAATTAAAGAAGGAAATGAATTCGGCGCTGAAAGAGCTAAAGCAATCGCTAAAGGCAAAGATGAGTTCGAAGTAGATGGAAAAAAATATCCTGTAAAATCAGTTGACAAAGATGATAAAGAAAATGCAAAAGAATTTACTAATGAATCTAAGTCAATGAAACTAACAAGTTTATTAAACGAGTCATTTGGATTGGGCGAATTACCATCATCTAAATTAAAGAAGATGAAAGTATCTGCTAAAGAAATGATGGATTCAGTTAACCCAAAAAATAAAGCAATCGTTGAATCATTCTCTACTGAAGAAAAAAGAATCGTAATGATGGCAGTTAGAAAGATTGCTAAATACATGAACAGAGACCTTGCAACTGCATTGAGTTATGTAATTGGTGCAGCACAAGAATTAGAAAGAAGTGGTAAGGTAAAGTAATGATTAAATTAAAAGACATATTAACGGAAATCTCAGCAATCGGTGGATTAAAGCAGGTTGTAAAAGGTAATACTGATAGAGTAGAAGGAATCAAAGTATCAAAAGAAATGGCACAAGCTATGATTGATTGGTTTAACTCTTCACCTTATGGTAGAAAATATCCAAATGCTAAAAAAGGTAGATTACATTTATCAATAGGTATTATGATGTCTTTTGGTTTAGATAGATATGCTAAACATAAAGGTGCTAAAGAAGAATTGAAACACTTGAAAACATTAGCAAAAGCAATGAGAGGTGACTAATGGATAAGACGGAAATCTTACAAGATATTTCAGTAGACCTTTCTTTTATGTACAAGAAAGCACTTAAGAATATTAAAAAGTTAGACCCTAAGACAAGACAGCAATTTGCAAAGTTGTTTGTTGACTTTAAAAATAAAGTGGATGACTTATCTGAAGGTGTTGGAATGAATCGTAGACTTCATATGGGTATAAACGAAGCTAACTACAATACCAAACAAGATGCGATGAACGCATATATGAAAGGTAAAGTAACTGCACAAGAATTAGATAAGATTGCAAAAAATGATTTTAAATCATCAGTTGCAACTAAAAAAGAATTACAAAACTTTATGAACTCAGGATACATGAAAGAGTTGATGGCCAATACATATGGACTCAAAGTACCTGCTATGGAAAAGAAAGTTAAAGAATTAATGAAGTACGCGAGTTAAGGAACATTATGATAAAACTAAAAAACTTATTAAGCGAAAAGGCTGACCCAGCATTAAAAGATGGTGAGAAAAAAATCATCGCAAAGGCAATGAGTAAAGCTATTGGTCGTGATGTTGAAGTTAACATGGACGATGTTGAATACCATACAGGCACAAGTACATTCTACGCAGGTAATGGTGGCGAAACACAATTATTCGTTGGATATTACGAAGATGAAGACAAACCATACAATGTTAGTATTGAAGATGGTTCAAAGCAATACGCTCAAGTAGATGCAAAAAATATTAAGGATGTTATAAAGGCAGTAGTTACATTATCAAAGAAATTCAAAAAGAACCTATTAGAATCTAAAAAATCAGTAAACGAAGATTACTCATCACATTACAGTCCTCAAGTTGGTTTATTTTATCTTGAAGGTGTTCCATTCACAAAGGAAAGAATTGTAGAAGTAATTAAATATTTTAGAAGTGCTAAAATAAAATCTGCAGTTAGTCAATTTGAATACCGACCAACGCTTCTTATAAAAGATAAAGAAAATAATGAATCAGTAACTATTGATGCTAGACGATTAAAAACATTAATTGACTTCTACAAAAAAGATAGTGCTAAGTTAGCATCTGATAAAGATTTCAAATAATTTATATTTACTAAAATAATTTCTATATTTATTAACATCGGTCACTAATGGCCGGTGTTTAATTTTTTATATATGCAAAAAAGATACAAAAAAGTAAGAAGGGAACAAATGATTATCCCTGGTAAATTCAAAGCCGCAAAAGTAATCAACGGAAATATTGAAGCCGCACTTAAGTTTTTTAAACGACAAGTTAAAGAATCAAATGTCTTACAAGAACTTAAGGACAGAAAAGAGTTTATAAAACCATCCGCAGTTAAAAGAAAACAAAAGATGGACGCTATCAGAGCAGAATATATAAGAAGAATTAGGTCAAACGATTAAATAAAATAGTAAACACTTACTGTTTTTGGTTTTAGACCTATATTTATAAACCGAACACAATACCACTCCCCAATGAGTGGTCACTTATTTTTATAATAGTAATCACTATTAAGATTCCAAATAATCTTATTATCCAAAATTTAATTAAGGAGAGACAGAAATGGCTAAATCTGATTTATTAAAAGAAGCTATCGCTGACGCAAAGGCAGTAAAAGAAACTGCATTAGCAAACGCAAAGATGGCCTTAGAAGAAGCCTTCACTCCAAAACTTCAATCAATGTTATCTCATAAGATTGCTGAAGAATTAGACGAAGACGATATCGAAGAAGATGAAGTTGCTGACGAAATGGCAATGGCATCTGATGAGGAAGTTGCTGACGAAACCTATGAAGGTGAAGAAGTAGCTGACGAAAACGAAGATATGGACGAGTCTGATGATGAAGTATCTGAAGAGGAAGTAGCTGACGAGGAATTAGATACAGAAGATAAAGAAGAAGTCGAAGACATCGCATCTGATGTTGTTGATGGACATGAAGACGAAATGCATGACGAAGAAGAAGCTGCTGAAGAAGCAGAAGAAGAAGCGCCTGCAGACGAAATGAATGACATGGACGAAGATGAAATGGACGAAGACGAACTTGATTTAGAATCTGTAATTAAAGAATTAGAAGCTTCTATCAACGAAGAAGAAGTTGAAGAGGAAGAAGAAGTAAAAGAAGAACTTGACTCATCTGATTTAGGTGACGGCGAAAACGCTGAACCATCTGATGATGCTAACGATTCTTCTGACATCGAAAACGATGACGAGTTAAATATTGACGAAATCATTGAAACATTAAAAGAAATGTCAGACGAAGAAGTAGATGAAAACGAAGAAGAAGAAGTTGAAGAATCTGTTGTAAACGAAGAAGAAGAAGTTGAAGAGACTGAAGAAGTTGAAGAAGAAAATAAAGAGTTGGAAGAAGCATACGCTACTATCGAATCTTTAAAAGGAACTATCAACGAAGTTAATCTTTTAAACGCTAAACTACTTTACACCAACAAATTATTCAGAACTTTTGATTTGAATGAGTCACAAAAAGTTAAAGTTATCGAGAACTTTGATAGAGCTGCAAACTTAAGAGAAGTTAAGCTTGTTTTTGCTACATTAGGTGAAAACTTAAATGTTGCAAGAAAAAAGAAAACTGTTGTTAAAGAAGGAATCGCTTCTAAACCAACTGCAAGTACTGCACCTAGCAAATCAATAATCTCTGAAGGTAACGAAGTTGCTAACAGATTTAAGAAGTTAGCAGGACTAATAAAATAATTTAAAAACGGAGAAATCAAAATGGATACAAATTCATTATTAAACGAATCCGCTGGGTATACTAAGAAAATGTCTGATGAGGCAAAAGGATTAGTATCTAAGTGGGACAAGACTGGCCTTTTAGAAGGTATCGAGTCTGATTTTGAAAGAAGTACTATTGCTACTCTACTTGAAAACCAAGCAAGAGAATTAGTAAAAGAAGCTTCTTCAACAGGTACATCCGCAAACTCTGAAGAGTGGGCAGGTGTAGCACTTCCATTGGTTAGAAGAATTTTCAGCGAAATCGCTGCAAAAGAATTCGTTAGCGTACAACCAATGAACTTACCATCAGGTCTGGTATTTTACTTAGACTTTAAATATGGTACTGCACAACCAGGATTTGAAACTGGTGCAGGTAAAGATTCACAAACTGACTCAGTATTCGGTGTAACTGAAACTGCAAGTGAAGCAAGTGAAGGTCTTTACGGAGCAGGAAGATTTGCATATTCAATCAACGAGACTGAATCTGGACCTTTAACTCAAGCAGCAGCTGGAGCAGTAGCGGCAGCTAGTACATTTACATCTGAATCATTCGCAAATGGTGTCGCTTTAGACCCAGCAATCGATTATGATTCAAGCTTCTCACAATCTTTATCAGCAGCTGATAGAGCATTGTTAAGAAGAGTAACAGTAGCTAACGCATCGTTAAGTGGTGCTGATTTAGAAGGCGTAAGAGCATTCGAAATTAGTGGTTCTAACATCGCAGCTTACTATCCTGCATACACTAAAGCAAATGTTTCTGGGTCTAACTCAGTATCATTCATGGTTAAATTAGTAGGTGCTACTAACGCAATCGCTGGTGTTAAAGTAAAATACCAAAAGCAACCAACTGACATTACAAGAGGTGACTTTGAAGACACAACTTCAGGTGGTTCAGACTTAGGTATTCCAGAATTGAATGTTGAACTTAGAAGTGTTCCAATCGTAGCTAAGACAAGAAAGTTGAAAGCACAATGGACTCCTGAGTTCGCACAAGATTTAAACGCTTATCACTCAATTGACGCTGAAGCTGAATTAACTTCTATGTTATCTGAGTACATCTCACAAGAGATTGACTTAGAAATCTTAGATATGTTAATGGAAAACGCTTTAACTGAAGCTAAGTGGTCTGCTAGAATCGGATATTCTTGGGATGGTAGTAAATTCACTTCAAGTGGTCTTAACGCAGCAGTTGAGAGATATACTCAACAACAATGGTTCCAGACTTTAGGTACTCAGTTACAGAGAGTTTCTAACCAAATCCACGCTAAGACAATGAGAGGTGGAGCAAACTTTATGGTAGTATCTCCTGATGTTGCTACTATCATCGAGTCTATTCCAGGTTATCAGTCAAATGGTACAGGTAACGAAATGCAATTTGCGTTTGGTGTAAGCCAAGTAGGTTCTTTCGCTAACAGATACCAAGTGTACAAAAACCCATACATGAAAGAGAATGTAATTCTATTAGGATTCAAAGGTTCTCAATTCTTGGAAACTGGTGCAGTTTACGCTCCATACATTCCATTAATTATGACTCCTCTTGTGTATGACCCAACTAACTTCCAACCAAGAAAAGGTGTAATGACTCGTTACGCTAAACAAATGGTAAGAGGTGAGTTCTATGGTAAAGTAATTTGTCATGGTTTAGAGGCAATAAGCGGATAATCATAAGATTATAACTTAATGTTATTAAAAGGGTGGCTTCGGTCACCCTTTTTTTTATGCCTACGGATATTTATAATAAACCAAAAGAGGATTGTCTATGGCAGAGAATATCGCGAAGAAAGCTCCAAAAGGAAATGTTAGATTTTCAATAAGTTTATCAGAAGAGCAAAAACAAGCAAAAGCACAAATAAGAAATCATCCATTTAATTTTATATTAGGAAAAGCAGGTAGTGGTAAAACACTATTAGCAGTTCAGATTGCACTTGATAGTTTTTTTAAACGAGAAGTTAATAAAATAGTTATAACAAGACCTACCATATCAAATGAAGACAACGGATTCTTACCTGGCTCATTAGATGAAAAAATGGAACCCTGGTTAGTTCCAATTCGTTCTAATATGAGAAAAGTCTACAACAAACCTACAATCTTAGAAAAGATGGAAAAGGATGAGAATATTGAATTAGTATCTTTATCACACTTTAGAGGAAGAACTTTTGATAATTCAATAGTTATAGTAGACGAGTTTCAAAACTTAACTAAACAACAATTAGCTATGGTCTTGGGTCGTTTGGGTAAACACTCTACAATGATGTTATGTGGTGACCCTCAACAAATAGATTTAAAATTTGCAAACGACTCAGCGGTACACGAAGTTCATAAACTGAAGGAATCGTTATTTGTTTTTAATGTAAACTTAAAAGACAACCATAGACACGAATCTTTGGATGAAGTCTTAAAATTATTATTTTCATATGATTAATTTCAGTTATTGAAAATAATAAACTATTTATATAGGTAAAAGTATTTTAATTGGAGAAAAAATAGATGCCATTCGACTATTCAGGTTCATTTAGCGGTTCATTCTTTGGGGATATAACATCATCTAATGGTGTAATATCATCATCTGCGCAAGTAACATATAATTCTATACAGAATAGACCTCAAACAATAACTGCATTTCAAAAGAACTCGATAACTGCAGCAAATAACTTTAGACAAAAAGTATATCCAATTACATCAGGTTCTATTTCTACAAGAATCACATCATTAGAAGCAAGAAATAATTACACAAAAGCAGAAATATCAGGAGCGTTTGGTACTACCTCATCATCTTTAGCAACAAGATTAACAAATGTTGAAGGTGCCGGTTATTTAACATCGGCAAGTGCTGCAGCCGCAGGATTTGGTAGTGGTGGTGATACACTTCCTGATGGAACAATATCATCATCTGCACAAATAACGGCATTAGGATTCTCAACCACAGATAGTACAGGTTCAGAACAAACATTATCATTTAATGATGGAAACAACTCATTAAGTATTTCAGGTGGAAATTCAGTAGATTTATCATCACTTTCAGGTGGCGGTGGTGGTGGAGCCGGATTAAACATAACTGCATCAGATGAAGGAACTGCACTAAGTAAAATAGTTCGTAGTTTTGATTTTGTAGGTAACGCAGTTACGGCAACCAATGATGGTAACGCAGTTACAGTTACAATCAATACAAGTTCGGTATCATTACCAAGTGGGTTAATATCATCTTCGGTACAATTACCAAGTGGATTGGTATCATCTTCGGTACAATTACCAAGTGGGTTAATATCATCTTCGGTACAATTACCAAGTGGGTTAATATCATCTTCAATAACAAGTGTTAACTCCTCATCGGTATCCGAACTAAGTAACTATACTTCACAATGGACATTGGGTGCAGATGGGAATAGTCATTACACATTTACTGGTCCAGGTTTAATAGGTGCAGAAAATGACCCAACTCTTTATTTAACAAGAGGTCAAAAGTATAAATTTATAAATAATATGGGAGCTCACCCATTTAGGATTCAATCAACTCCTAATGGTTCGGCAGGTTCTGAGTACAATGATGGTATAACAAACAATAATGTTTCAAATGGAACATTAACTTGGAATGTACAATTCGATTCACCAAGAGTTTTATATTATCAATGTACTGCTCATGCAAATATGGGTGGGGTTATCTATATTGATAACGCAAATACGGGTAGTAGTAGCGGTGGTGGTTCAACCGACATTAGTGCATTGAATACTTTTACAGGGTCAGCTATATCTAACAATCAGACTTCTTCAATGTCGGTAGCTACCGCATCTTTTGTTTCATTTGATGGAAACCGAGTCGTATCAAATACAGACTTACCATCAGGTGTTTACAATAATAACTTTGGAACAACTACTTCTTTATCAGACTTTGTTGAAAAGGTATTCTTTCCAAATACAGTACCATCAATTAGTACAACTGGATTTACAATTGGTGAATTTGTAGCAAGTGGGTCTTCTGTTGGAACTGTTAGTGCAACAGACGCAGAAGGACAATCGATTACATTTAGAACTGCAAGTTCTTATACGGCAGATAAATTTAGAATAGCATCAAATGGAGCTATAACACTAAATACAAAATCAACGGCATCATTAAATACTGATAACACACCAGGTAGTGGTTCACATCCATTCTTAGTAGAAGCAGTAGATACATTCGCAGGTGTTGGTTCAAAAACAATATACATTAGGGTAACACCTAACACTCCACCGAAGTGGAGACAAACATCAGTCGGTGGTTCTGTGGTAACTACATTTACACAATCACTAAACGAAAACTCAGCAGCGGCAAGTAACAAAGTTAGAGTTTATTTCACCGATGATGAGAGTGATACAATCACAATTGGTAGTGGTTCAGTCCCAAGTGGATTTACAATTACTAAAGCAAGTACATATGTTCAGTTAAATCAGACAACATCATCATTGGATTATGAAACTACACCAAAATATGAGTTAGTTTTAACTGCAAGTGATGAACACTATGTAAGTGGTGATGATACTGAAGCAATTGCATACTTACCATTCCAAATAAAAGTTGTTGATAACATAAGTCCAACAGTAAATGACCAAACATTGGGTAGTATTAATGAAAATAGTAGTAATGGTGCAAGTGTTGGTACAATAACCGCAACAGACCCAACGAGTGATACTATTGTATTTAGTAATTTTACATTAAAAGAAGCAAATTTAGATGGTGGTTCAAATATTACCTCATCTTTAGGTGGTAATTCACTATATGACCCACATTCTAATCCATTCCAATGTAGTTCTGCAGGTGTTGTAACAAGAAGGAATGGAGTTTATCTAAATTCTGATGTTGCAAATAGATATTTTTACCAAGTAACAGTAAAAGACGCATTTAATACAACATCTGATACAGGTTTAATTAGAATTAATATCGCAGATGACGCGGCAAGCTCAATATCTGATAATTGGAGTAACTTATATGTTATAGAATCTGCAACAAGTGGTGATGATATTAAAATTATCTCAAATGGTAGAACAGGAACAAGTGCACAATGGTCATCAGCGGCATCTCAACGATGGGAAGTTAAATCAACAGGTAATTTAATTACATTAACAAGTGCAACGGGTTCTTCAACAACATTAGAACTTGCAAATAACCTAAGTGGTTCGGCATACGCAAGTGGAAGTACAATTGCAGTAGAACTAACTGCATCAGAGCATGGATTCGAAACAACTAAACAATATGTAAATCAAAATATATCAGTTGTTATCAATAATGCACCAGTTCCAAGTTTCAGTAACACATCTGCAAACTTAAATACAAATGGTGCAAGAAGTGGAAGTACACTTTCAACAATATCATTTACAGATACAGAAAGTGATTCACTAAACCATACTTCATTTACTTTTACAGACCCAAGTGGTCAATTAAATGCATATAAATCTGGTGATACTTATTTAGTACAACCAAAAAATAATTTAAGTGGTTCTGCTTATCAAATGACGGCATCTATAAAAGATAGTCATGGATTTAGAACAGGTACTACTAAACATAGTGTAACAATCGCTCAATCACCAATCGGTACTTTAGGTGGTGATACAACATCATATATTATAGAATCTGCAGTTAGTGGTTCTGTACTTAGAGACGCTACTGGGTTTGGAAATGGTAACGCATCTCAATTAACAGTAAGTTATTCACCACAATATAACTCAGCCGCAGTTCAATCATTTACATCATCCAACGCCGCAATTGGTATTAACAATAGTGGTAACTTAACAATGAAAGTTCATGTTAGTGGTTCAAGTACAGGTAGTGGTGATGCAATTACATCAACAATAACATACAGAGACCAATTTGATAATATAGGAAGTGGTTCGGTAACAGTAAATGTATTCGCAAACCAAGCACCAACTGCAACATTTAATGAAGTAGGTGCAAACATGACCGCATCAGTTGCGGCATCAACTAATCTTACAACGATTACTATATCAGATACAGAATCGGATACACCATTCTCAGCTTCATTAGGTGGAACACACGCAGGTAATTTAAAACTTGTACCACAAAATGCAAACTCATCATCATATCAACTACAAAATACAGGCATAATCAGTAGTGGTGTTACTTACAATTATAGCGCATCAGTATTTGACAACTTTGATAAGTCAACAAGTTACAATAGAAGTATAACAATTCTTAACCCTGTAGCGAAAACATATGTTTATGGTTGGGATGGTGGTTCTGCGGCAAGTGAAGCAGCTGCAATCGCATCTATGGGTGATAGTGGTGGTGATGGAGTAGGAATCGAAGCAGGTTCAGTAATTGCAAAATTACAAAGTGGTTCACTTGGTACAACATTCAGTCCAACATATGTTGGTGGTACAATGCAATTATTTGGAAGTAGTTCAAAAACAACACTATCAGATAGTAGCGCAACAGGTCTATCAAGTTTTGGATATATAAACTTTAGTAGTGGTGGTTCAAAAAGATTAGTAGTAGTATTCCCATCAGCATCGAATCAAGGTGGTAAACCTGTAAGTATGTATGATGGAGTACCGCCGGATAGTACGGGTACTGCAAACGAATACTATGTATATGCAAAAGACTCATCAATACCTGGTACAATTGGAACAGGTGTATATTATTTCAATACTGAAAATGCAGTAGAAGGATATACAAGATGGGGAATGATTTTTGCAGAAGGTGAAAATACAAATAACTCAAGATATTATTTAATGCCTGACTCAGCGTCAGCACCATAATAAAAGGAAGAAGATAAATGGCAACAACGGCAGGTGATATTTATGTAAGAAGTGGGGCTTCGGGCTCATTCACATCAGTACAATATGTACAAGGTGGTTGGACTACTGTACCCTCTGCTTCAGACATGACAGGCATATATCACGACAGACTTAGAGATGGACAGGTAATTTGGGTAGAACATACCGAACAATTATATGTTACAAGAAAGTTTGTTGCATTTTCTACGCCGGGTTATGATGGAACGGATGATTCCGCATCATTCCATACAACTAATTTAGGTATTAGTGGTGGCGGCGGTGGTGGTGCCGGTGATATTACAAGTGTAGTAGCAGGAAATGGTTTAAGTGGTGGTGCAACAAGTGGTGCAGCAACTGTTACATTAGATACTAACTCAACTACATTTAAAGGTGGTGTTAGTAGTGTAATCACACCACTAAATAACTTTACAGGTTCAGCAAATACAAGTATTGCTGCATTAAATACTTTTACGGGTTCAAGTTTTGGTGGAATCTTTACAACAACAGGTTCTTTCAAATCAACTACTAATAATTTAGATATAACAGGTTCCGTTAGAGTTAGTAATGTAATTAAGTTTAAAGAATTAAGTTCTACACCTACATATGAAGAAGGTGGAATGTTTTATTCAGCATCTAACTTTTATATGGGGATAGGTAATTAATAAAAAAATAATCTATATTTATTGTATATAGATTTAAGAAGTTTCGCTATTGATGCATTGGTTGTGTATCATAATGTTTAAAAAAATAAATTAAAAGGGAAAACAAAATGGCAACATGGAAAAAAGTCATTGTCTCGGGTTCGATAGCTAGTTTAGCCGAAGTTTCTGCATCAGTAGGATTCAAAGGTAATTTAGTCGGAAACGCAACAACGGCAACAACAGCAACTCAAGTTGGAAATAGTCTTACAGTAGATAATTCGACAATCCAACTTAACTCGGGTACCACATATGATGGTGCGGCGGGAAAAACTATTAGTATAAAAGATGGTGGTGTAACACTCGCAAAAATAGAAAGTATTGCAAACAATACAATCTTAGGTAATATAACAGGGGACACTGCAGCTCCATCGGCATTAACTAAAGCAAATGTATTAGAACTGATTAATGTTGAAAACGGAGCAGATGTAACTGACGCAGCAGGAATTAGAGCATTAGGTGCAGGAATTGTATCCTCATCAGCACAGGTATCTGCATTAGGTGGTGTTCAAAATTCAACAATAACAGTAACTGCAGGTAATGGTTTATCAGGTGGTGGTTCATTTACTACTAATACAGGAAGTAATGGAACTATCTCATTAGCAGTAGGTGTTGACGATTCAACAATCGAACTTAACTCAGACGCACTAAGAATTAAAGATAGTGGTGTTACTTTTGCTAAAATACAAAATGTCGCAACAGACACAATAGTAGGTAGAACTGCAGCTTCAGATGGTGTAGTAAAAGCTTTATCTAAATCAGAAGTTTTAGGTATATTAAATGTAGCAGATGGTGCAAACGCATTTACACTTACGGCAGCAGGTGTTAGAGGATTGGGTGCAGGAATACATTCAGGTTCAATCTCCGCAGCATCAGTAACTGAAATCAGTAACTTAACTGCAGACGAAGGTGCACAATTAGAGAACATCGGTACAACAACAATCTCAGCAACTCAATGGGGTTACTTAGGTGCAATGAACCAAGGTGTAACAAATAGTTCTAATGTACAATTTGCAAATATGGTAGTGACAGGTGATTTAACTGTTGAAGGTTCAA